GCACGTGGCAGATGGCCTGCCAAAACGCAGGCTCGAAGCCGCGCGCATCCTCGGCGGCGCTGACAAAGCCGCAGCGGCCTGGATGCTCAAAGCGCAGCTTGACGCGCGTGCGCTCCTCACGCGCGCCCTCGGTCACGACCTGCTCGGCCTCGACCTCAAGCGTCCACTGCGCCTTGAGCAGCGCGCCAAGCAGCGCCTGGAAAAACGCGGATGCTAAGAAAGCCTCCATCAGCCTGCCTCCTCTTGCGACTGCGCCAGATGCGCGATCAGACGCCAGCCTGGCTTGGTAGTGCGCAGCTCAAGGCGCTCCAAGAGCGCGACGCGATAAGGCAGCATGTCAAAGCCCATGAGGTGCGCGACGAAGGCCTCGTCCTCCAAGCCCACGCGCAGCTGCTGCGCCTCCACATCCAGCTCAAGCGTCTTGGCCTCATCGAGCAACTGCGCCACGCTGTGACCTCGAGGACCGTGAGCGCGCACCGCGTCCAGCAGCGAGGGCCAAAGCTTGGCCACGTCGAGGCAGGGCTCGGGCTGCTTCGGTGCGCTGCGGTTGTAACCAAGCTCTTGGGAGAGCTGCGCGAAGGGAAACGGCGCGTAAGAGCCAGAAGCCTTGGCCGTCTCCGAGGGCGCAGCAGCGGCGCTGGTTTGCAGCGGCTCAGGCGCGCTCGGCGCCTCTTGGACGTCGTCGGGCGCCTCAGGCTCGGCTAGCTGGTCAGATGAGGCATCAGATTCAAGTGGGTCGACGTGCTCCGTGGCAGGCTCTTGAGCGGGCTCAGGCTCGAGCTGCGCGGTGGGTGGTGGGTCTTGGCTCTCCTTGAGCAGCTGCTGGCCTTCATCCCCGAGACGCTCCACAAGCAGCGCCACGAGCTCGTCTTGCCGATGATGGCTTGGCATGGAGAGCTCGACGCGCAGTTGCTCTCGCCATGACTGACGCTCTTGCTCGGGCTCTACGGACTCAACGGGCTGGGCGATGGCCTCGAAGGCTTCAGCGAACTGCGGCGCACGAAACTTCGCTCGGCGTCCTCGAGGCGGCGCGACATAAGCCGCAGGCTGGGCAGCAGCTTGAGGCGCTGAGGCTGGCAAGGTGGCAGGCTGAACAGCGGCCAAGGCAAGCGCGCGTTGCTCCGCGTTGGCGCTGTCCTTGCCGAGCCAGTCGAGCAACGTGCGACGATCCGAGGGCAGCGTCTCCCAACGCCTCGTCGCCAAGTCCGCGAAGCGCTGCTGGACAAAGGCTTGAGCGACCTCGAGGCGTTCAAGCCGAGACAGCAGCAACCTCGCTGTGCGAGCGATGGCCTTGGGCTTGGGCATCGCTTCGCCGCGAGTGATGTCCTCGGTGCGCTCTTCAAGCTCGACGCTCAGCCAGGCGACCAGCTGCTCCTGGTCATCCTCTCCCACCTGACCTTCTGGCTCGGCCAGCTGGCAGGCCTCGTGCGTGTGGGCACCCTCGTGCGCGTGGACGCCTACGCGCGCGCCCGGCTGGCCAGCCTGCTCTGATAAGAGAGATGAACGTAGTGAATCTCTCTGGAGGATGACCGGCGCATGCGCGCGCGGGGTATCAGTACGCGCGTGTGCGTGCGAGGTGGCGGGACTTTGGCGGGGGTTTGACGTGGATGTGTCGTCGATCTGGCGGGGATGTGTCGTCGATCTGGCGGGGGTTTGGCGGGGGTTTGTCACCCCTTTGACGGGACTTTGGCGCCCCCCGACAAGCGCCGCCAAAGAGGGTGGAAGCTGGGCGTCATCGGGTAGCAAGTCGGCCACCCGTGCGGCCCATTCGATAAGATCGTAGAGCGCCTCGATAGGCAGCACCGCGTCACCGCTTGGCGGTGGTGTGGCGGGACTTTGGCGGGGGTCTGGCAGGGGTGACACGAGGTCTTGGCGGGACTTTGGCGGGGGTGTCACGGCGCCGCCATCGAGGGCGACACGCAGCATATAGCCGCGCGAGGTCGAGGTGATCGAGAGGTAGGGCAGCTCGGGGAGCTGCGCGCGCAGGCGCTGAACCGTGCGAGGGCTCGTCTCAAGGCGTGCGGCGAGCTCGGCGACCGTCGAGGTCGTGGCCCACACCTCGACGCCTGCGGGCAGATCGTGCGCCATCGTGAGGATGAGCGCGGCCTGCGGGCCAACGACGCCATCAGCGGCGAGGCGACTGCGGAGGTCGTCAGTCATTGACACCCCCTAGCGTAGCCTGTGGAAAACTTTTTAGAGGGGGCGACCGTCCAAACGGCCCGCTCATGACCTCTATATGTGGAAGATCTGTGACAGATCGGAAACACTAAACGCTTGCGCAGGTACTGATCAAGCGTGTAGCATTTGACCCACAACCCCACACTGGGGCAAGAACACGGCAAGCCGAGGCGCGTCAACGCCTCGGCTTGCCTTGAGCAACACTTGCGCGCTGACTCAACAGTTGAGCCACGATCCTCGCACAACGCGGGGTAGGCGTCAATCAGCGCGCATAACGACATGTTCGTCATACGAACAAAAAGGAGTGCGCGATGAAAGAGTATCGCTCGATGGATTTCGTCTGGGAGGATGGCAAGCTCGTCAAGAGCACGAGCACCGTGCAGCTTAGCGAGAAGCTGGCGCTGGGCGTGAGTATCTGCCCCAAGAGCGGCTTGCCCCTGTTCCGGGCTCACACATGGCCAGACATCACCCTGCTGATCAAAGCCGAGTTGCTGGAGCGATTGAGCGACGAAGAGCTCTACGTCGCGCTCAAGGGCGCCTTTGCGCAGGCGCTCGACCCAGTGACAGGGCTCTTCGTCGAGGGCAAGGGATGAAGACTTACGCCGTAGACCTAGCTGCGGCGCGAGTATGGCCCGTCGACGAAGCGCCAGCATCATATGATCTGGTGCTTCTGAGCCCGCATGAGCCAGGCAGCGGCGAGCTAATTGCCGCGCTGGCTCTTGCGATATGGCACATGGATAGGCCACCATCAGCTCAGCCCTCCAGCCACGTCACAGACAAAACACCCTCGCCGATCTTATAGGAGATCAAGCGGGCCTCGACCATCTCGTCTAGGCCCGCAATCAACCCATCAACAGTAAGGCCAACTGCCTGCGCCACTGATTCTATGCGGCCGGGGCGCCTCATGGTTAGCGCGCTGAACGAGCGCTGACCATTGGCAGATAGCCGATCAAGGTCGGCAGCAATGCGCGCTTGCTTGAGGGACTCGTGCATCTGTACCTCCTGAGTACTGTCAGTGTAGACTATGCACAGAGATTTCTTAAGGCACAATAAAAAACGCGTGCACGGTGGCTTCTATGCCACCGTGCACGCGTTAAGTGCCGCCACCCAAGCTGTCTAAGAGGGCTACATGTTCTTAAAGAACTCGTTTGCTATGGCGTCGCGCTGCTTCTTATCGAGCGGGCCCGATGAGAGCTCTTCAGTCTGAACAAGCCTCACGAGCACGCGAGCCAAACCAAACACCGCCAAGATGTCGCGGTCGAGCAGCTCGGCGCTGTTCAGGTACAGCGCGAGCGTAGGCGTGACGCCATGCTCAACGTTGGCATAGCCGCGCTGGGTGATGCCAAGCATGTCCGCCATCTGTTGCTGGGTGTAGTCGCTTTCGGTCTCCCGGCCATGCGCCAAGACGCGGCCAAGAGCCCACTGGTAAAGGGCGGGGTCGTTTTTCTTCTCAGGGAAGCTCATCGGCAGCTCGCTTAAAGGATGCATTGCTAGCGCGGCGCTCATAACGACCTCTCTACTGGGGTGGGGGAATAGGCTCAAGCACAAGAATTAGCACATACAGTTCTAAAGTCCAACGGACTGTGCTTTTTTCTATTGACCTAAAAGTACTCACGCTTCATATTAAGAAATGTCAGTTCATCTTAATAGTGGAGCGAGCCCATGACCTGGTACATCACGACAGCACCCAACGATCTTGAGTACGCGGTCCGCGTCATCCGCGGCCAGCTCATCGAGCTGTTTAGCCTCGACGGCTTTAACGGCCCCCGCATCATCACGCGCAAGCAAGCCAAAGACATGGGGTACAGCTCGTGCCGCCGCGCCACCGAGCAAGAAGCCGCGCGCTGCGAGCGTCGCTTTGAGCAGTACATGGCCACGAGCAAGGCCAACCACGCCGCCTCGATCATCATGCGCGGCTGGTACGAGGTCGAGCACAACGGCGTGACCGTATGGGCTCGCGAAGGTGACAACGGCCGCTGTGAGTGCGTGCACCCCGACGGATCGGCCTCCTACTACACCAACGACGAGCTCGTGCCCGTGCGCCGCGTCAACACCGAGGACGCTGAGGCCGCCGCACGCAACGCCTACCTGCTGCGCGCTCAAGCTCGCCTCGGCGCATACGTCGATGCAGGCCGCGCCGCCAAGCGTGCCGCGACTGCCCATGTTGGCGCTGGCCCCGCGACCTCGCTTGGACCTCGCAGCTACGTCGAGGAGTACGAGCGCAGCATCAACCAGCTATCACGCCGCACAGGTCGCCGCATGAGCGCCTGGAGCTAGCCACCACTACACCGCGCGCCAGGGACGGGAAAAGACCCCACGGACTGCCACGAGGCAGGGCGCGCCCCAGCTACAGAGACGACGAGATGAGGCTCAATCCATTTCAGATCGCAATCATCAGCTACCAAAGCGGTCCAGTGCCCGAGGCGGCGAAGGCGCTGGCCAAGCAGCACATCGGCGAGGTGGAGCGAACAGGCCGCTATCCAGAGGCCATCACCATCGAGCGCAGCCCAGGCGCCTACGACTGGCAGGCACAGGACAGGGCCGACGACCTCCATGTCATGGCGGCGCGGCTGATCCAATACGAGATGCACAGCGACCGAGCCCGCACGGGCGACCCCTCGATCGCGATCCTTGAGGTGACGACATGATCAGCGAGAAGACCCTCAAGAACTGGTGCCTGGCATTAGGCCTCTACCGCGAGCACGCGGGCGCCCTGCGCTCCACCGAAGAGCACGAGGCGTTCGATGCGCTGGGCGTGCTGCTCCAGGTGATCGACCCCGACGGCTGGCACAAGGTCAGTGTGAGCTGGCAGCACACGCTATCCCGAGGCTCGCACTATGTGAGCTATGACCTGCTGCCCGAGGACGTCCAGGCCGAGATCGCGCGCCTCACCGACGTCGAGCATATGGGCCATGAGGACATCGCCGGATACCTGCGGTGCACGATGCCCGCGAGGATCGCGCGCCATGAGCGCGAGCTTGAGCGGGCCGAGCTTGGCAACGAGCGCGCCGAGGCCTGCGCGTGAGCGTCGAGGCTGACCACACACGCAGCCTCCGGCTGGCGCGCGAGCACCGCGCTGACGAGATCCAGCGGATCGAGCAGCTCGGCATCGAGGCTCGCGCGCTGACCAGAGTGGGCGTGGCCCTGAGCTACGACTGCGAGGAGATCGTCGCGACGATCTTGGGCTGCACATGCGGGCAGCTTGGTGACCTGCGACGAGCTCGGCCCACGAGCCCCTATCTGGAGCACCGCGCAGACGCCGTGCTCAGCACATATCCCGAGACGTGGCAGGAGGTCGTCGAGGCCGCTGTCTACGCTCGCAAACACCTGATGCGCTACTGAGGACAACGCCATGGACACCACGCAGATCGCCTACTACCTCGTCGCCCAAAGCTGGATCGCCGCGCTCATCATTGAGCTCGACGTCGACCCGCCGCGCCAGGCCAAGCGCGACATCACGGCGCTCATCGCCATCGCACGCACCGCGATGGGCTACGAGAGCCGCGCCGCGCTGCTTGAGAACGACATCGAGGGCGAGGCCGCCGTGATGGAGGTCTACGAGGTCGACGGCGCCACGAGCGAGCCCGCCGCCAAGCGCCTCCACAATCGCCTCTGCGCCGCTTGGTGGCCCTGCACCTGCCCTTGGTGCGACGGCACGGGCGGCGACGACCAGTACGTGTGGGATTGCGGGCTCTGCAACAGCGAGGGCTGGCTGCCCTCAAAGACGCTGACCAAGCGCCTCGAAGACGAGCAGCAAGCCTGCGCCTAAGAGATCCACGACGCGCCGCCAGAGAGGCGGCGCGCAGCGAAGAGGGCAAGACGATGACTTGGTACATCACGACATCACAAGAGGGCGCAAGCTACGGCGTGCGCCGCATCGCAGGCCGAAAGGCCATCGAGCTTATCGGCCTCGAGGGCGCCGACCACGAGGTCATGACGACCCAAGAGGCGCAGGATGCCGGATTTAGCCCATGTCGCCCCGCCACCGAGGCCGAGGCTCAAGCGTGCGAAGACGCCCTCGAGCGCCATAAGTGGCGCTTGGCTTGGGAGCGACGCGAAGCACAACAACGCCCCGTCGAAGGCTGGCACGAGGTCCGATATCAGGACCAACGCTGGTGGGGCAGGCAGCTGGCAAGCGGCGCCGTCGAGCTGGTCAGCCCCGCAGGCACCCGACGCTTTGAGACGCGCGACACGCTCACCCCAGGGCGCCGCGTCGATGATGACCTCGCGCTGGCTGCGCTCCGTATGACGAGCGTGTTGGCCAAAGTGCCTGTCTTAGTCCTCTCCAGTCGAGGAAGTCAGCACGCGACCAAGTCCAAGCCTGCGCTTGTCATCGGGGAGGGCAAGAGCGCCCTCGAGCTGGCGCAAGAACGCCTTAATGACGCTCAAGAAGCGTGGCTTAGTCCACCGCCACGCCTCGCTCTAACAACCAGGGGAGCACACCAAGATGATTGATGAGAAGACGATGAAGGCATGGGCTGCGGCCCTTTGCTCAGGCCAATACACAGGCCACTGCGGCGCGCTGCGCCACCCGACCGAGCCGCGCTTTGATCCGCTGGGCGTGCTCTTGGAGCTGCTTGAGCCCGAAGGATGGGATGAGCAAGGCAAGCACCAGCTCTCGGCAGGCCGCCACACCCTCACCCACGACGTGCTGCCCTCGTCCTATCAAGAAGAACTCATCCACCTCTACGACGGCGAGCACGCGAGCTTTGAGGAGATCGCCTGCTTCATCCGCGAGACCTACCCCTCGCTCTTGGCTCATGAACAAGCGCTTGAGCAAGCCTTCGCGCGCTTTGCTCAAAACACCATGAAGGCCTCGTAAGCCCGATGGCTGGCCACATGCAACACCTCACCAAGAGAGCTTACTGATGCTGGGCCTGCATCCTCATCAACGCCTTTTGCTGGCACAGCGCGAAGCTCGCGCCGCCGACATTGAGGACTTGATCGCGATGGGTCTTGAAGACGGCGCGCTCGAAGCCTCAAGGCGCCGCGATGGCAGCATCCGCGAAGATGAAGCAGGCCGCATTCACCTTGATCCCCCAAGCCAGGAGGCGCTCGCCGTGCTCCTTGGCATCCCGATAAGCGCGCTGTTGCCCATGCGCCGCGCCCAGGCCACCTGCGCCTGGAACGAGGCCAGCACCGACGCGCTCTTTGCACGCTATCCCACAAGCTGGACTGAGGCCGTCGCCAGACGACGCGCGCTTAACAGCTTTGTCCGAGAAGGACGCCCCGAAGACCCCGAGACGATGCCTGGCTGGATACGCACCAGCGTTCACCTGGCCAAGATCGCTGACATGAAACACCGCATCCGCGAGCTGGAGATCAAGCTCGCGCCCCAAGGAGCCCGCTGATGAAGACGCCCGCCCAAACGAAGACGACCACCTTAGCGCTCTGGTTCATGGCCAAGCTCTGGCTCGACAAGCTGTGCTTTGAGCTTGGCGCAAGCCCTCCCGCGCGCACACGCCGCGACCTGACCGCGATGCTGGTCTTGGCCGCCGAGGCCCTGCTCGAGGGAGAGGGGAGCGACGCCCTGACCATCGAGCGCGAGGTGCGCCGCCTGCTCACGTGCTGGCCTGGAGGCACCCCGAGCGCCGCCCAAGCCGAAGCAGGGCTCGTCCTCGAGATCCACGCCATCGTCGCCTGACTCACCTTGGCCCACGGCCCACCCACTCAAGGAACCCCGATGTTTGAGAGAGACTACACCCAGGTGCTCGATGTGACGCGCCGCCCCGAGGACCGCGAGCCGCTCAAGGTCACGCCGCACGTCTTCCAGTCGCAAATCCCCTTTCTGCCCGACGAGCCCTTGATGGTGCCTGTCGCGCTGCCTGTCTGGGATCGCCGCGACATCACCGCTTGGCGCCAAAGCTATCGCGATCAACGCGCTTTAGAGGCCGCACAGACCGCGCTCGCCAAGCCCGCGCCGATCACCGCAGGGCGCGCGCTCAAAGCGCTCTTAAAGCTGCCAAGGTTGTGGCTTGCGGAGGTGCGACGTGGCTAAGCGACGCCTGCACACAGGGCTGTGGATGCGCGCGTATGTCAGCCCCAGCACGGGCACGCTCTATCGCATCGTGCGCTTTGTGCCCACAGGCCACGCCCAGCTCATCGCGCTTAAGCCTCACACGCCTGGCAAGTACGTCAAGCTGCAGACGCTAAACCGATGGCCCTCGTTCTGGATTCGACCTTAGTGCGCTTGAAGGTGTCGCGCGCCTTGCTCAAGGCGGCGCACGGGGCTCATCCCCCACACCTTATTGTCCTGCGCGGATCACGGTGAAGGTGCTCGTGATAAGGGGCCAAGACGTTGTGATGACTCACCGCCCGCTGCTCACAGGGAGCAGATGCCCGCAAGGGGCGCAGGACGCCCTATCACAAGGAGAGCTATGCGACGCTACATCACTCATCTCAACACCCCCATCGACTGGGAGGCCATCCCCTTAGATCGCTCGCGCGATGGCGACGCTCTCCACCGCGCCGACTGCCTCCGCTGGCAGGCTGACCTCAAGCGCGGGCAACCGCTGCACGATCCTTATCCTCGGCCAAGCTATCCCAGCGCGCAGGCCTGGTCGGATCAAGCAGGCAGGCGAGGCCGCAAGCTGCCCCCTGATGGCGAGCTGCTGCGACTTAGCCGAGCCATGAGCGCTGACCAGATCGCACAACGCTACGGCGTCCAACCCCAGACTGTCACCAGCATGGTCGCGCGTGCACGACGCCGCTAAACCGCGCCCTATCCAAGGAGAGCCCCATGCATCTTACTGAATGCCCGATGGAGATCGACAACCTCGTCATCAAAGAGGTCTACGAGCTGGAGCGCCCCGACAAGGAGGCGCAAACGCTGGTGAGCCTGCGCCTCAAGCTCAAGCTCCACCTTGAGTCACGCGAGCACGTCTTAGCGGTTTATCCCGAGCTAGAGAGCGCCATCGAGCAGCTGCTTGATACGGCCTTCGAGCGCGAGGATGACAAGAGCGTCGAGCTCTCCATCACGCCCGAGGACGAGGCCTATACATGGCAGCTCAAAGGCGACGAGCGCGAGGTCACCTTGGCCGAGGCCCGCATCACAGGGCGGCCTAAGCTCTCGCTGGGCTTAAACTGCAAGCTCGGCCTCACGCTCAAGACGCTGTGCACCCTCGAGACGATGCAGCAGCTGCTCGTGCTCTACACCGATGGCGAGCTCTTCGTGACCACGAGCGTCAACCAGCTCGACTTGTTCGCGCAGGATACTGGCATCACAAGTGCCACATTCGCATTCAACGGCCAGGAGCCCGTCACCATCTATGGCAAGGGAGGCCGCGCATGAGCAGCCTCTTCCTCTCCCGCACAAGCGGCTCTTGGCTCCAGATTGGCTATGATGCCAAGGCCCAAAGCCTTAACGTGCGCACCCATCACAGCGCGCGCCAGGAGGCGCCGATGGCGCTGGCTCAAGAGCAGGTCAACGCGCTCTTTGAGCTGGTGGGACGGCGCTGGAAGCTCCACGGCGAAGACCTCGGGCTGGCGGAGGTGGTGCAGATGGGCGAGCGCCTCTTGCACCCTGGACGCACGCGCGTGGTCAACAAGCACCACGGGCCTTGGAGCGCCGATATTATGCGCGGCTCCGAGCGCCATCCTCGGCGCTGGGGCAACCCCTCCCCGCTCAAGTCCAGGCATCCTCGCGATGTGGTCGAGTGCCTCTTGGCGCACGCCCGCCACGTCAAGGCCTCGGGGCTGCTTGAGCACATCCACGAGCTGCGCGGCGAGGTCTTAGGCTGCGTCTGCAAGCCCGCGCGCTGTCATGGCGACACGCTCGCGCGCCTGGCTGATGCGCCCTGCCCCGAGGTCGAACTCGACGAGATCCTGCGAGAGCTTGAGGCCGAGCTTGAGACGATCCCCAAACAAGCGAGGCTCTTATGACCCAGCTCGCGCTCGATCAATGCTGGTCCATCCCCGAGGGCGACGCCTCGGGCTGGCAACTGCGCTGCGTCTGTGGGTCGCCTCGGCTCGTGGTGCAGGATCTGCCGCCTCAAGAGCGCTGGCAGACCCGACGCACCTTCTGCCCCGACTGCAAGGCCAAGCATGAGTACCGCTGGCATCCCGATCCCAAGGTGCGCCGGCAGGCCGAGCTGTCCAAGGAGCTGGCGCGATGAAGACTCCACGCACATGTCTTAGCCTCTTTTGCGGCCTCGGCGGCGGCGCCAGGGGCTTCGCGCAGGCAGGATGGCACACGGTGGGCGTTGACTTGGACGAGGCCGCGCTCGCGGACTACCGCACGCTCACAGGTCATCCCGCTCACACGCTCGATCTGTCTACGGCCACGCCCGAGCAGCTGCGCGCCTGCGTCGGCACCGCGCCCGATGTCCTCTTGACCAGCCCCCCATGCCAGGCCTTCTCGGGATGCCTTCCGTTGAGCGCCGCGCGCACCGCCCCTTACCAAGAGCTCTCGAGCTTGGCCGAGCGAGGCATTTGGTTAGCGCTTGAGGCCTGGCCCGACGCGCCACCGAGGTTAATCCTGCTGGAGAACGTGCCGCGCATCCTCTCTCGCGGCAGGGCCTGGTTGGATGCGGTCGCCTCCATGTTGCGCGCGTATGGTTACGCCTGGCGAGAGACCACGCATGACTGCGCCGAGCTAGGAGGGCTGGCCCAACACCGCAGACGGTTCCTTGGCGTCGCGCGCCTTCAACGCTGCCCCGAAGCGCCTGAGCGCGTCGTCGAAGAGCTGCTCTATGAGCCTCCCCACCAGCGCATCAAGAGCGTGGGCGAGGTGCTCGGCGCGCTCCCTGTGCCAGGGCCTTGGGCCAATGGGCAAGGCGGACGCCTCCACGAGCTCTCCCAGCTCTCGCCCTTAAACTGGCTGCGGCTGGCCTTGATCCCTGCGGGCAAGGATTGGAGGGCGCTGCCTGAGCGCGTCAAGCTCATCACAGGAGCGCTTGACGCCCGCAGCACATGCTCACGACGCGAAGGCGCCTTGGGCGTAACCAGCTGGGAGGGACACACCCACGCGGTCATCGGCGCCGCGAGCCCGCAGAACACAAGCCTTCAAGTGGCTGACCCGAGGTTAACGCCTCGGGCCGCTCGCCAAAATGGCGGCTATGGCGTGGGCCAATGGAACGAGGCCGCGCACGCTGTCTTGGCCACCTCACAGGTGGGCGTCAGCTGGTCAAGCCTGGCAGACCCAAGGCTTGCGCACAGCTCGCGCAAGGGCAACTTCGGCGTCTGCGGCTGGCAAGCTCACGCCAGCACCGTCATTGGTGCATCGAGCGCCTATCATGGCCAAGTCATGGCAGACCCCAGGCTTGGGTGTGAGCCACGTGCCGGCGCTTATGGCGTCGCCCAATGGACCACGCCCTCGGCCACCGTGGTGGGCTCGGCTCAACACGACAACAGCGCGGTCAGCGTCGCAGATGAACGAGGCTGGCCCTCCCCCACGCACGAGCTGCGCGAGATCGATGGCGAGCTCTGCCTGTTTGGTCCGCCCCTTGACATGACCTCCAAGGCCCGCGCCCTCTTGGTCATCCGCGCGCTTGATGGGACGTGGCATAGGCCGATGACGACGCTTGAGCTGGCCGCGCTCCAATCTCTGCCCACCAGGCTTGATGACCAATGGCTTGAGCTAGAGGGCCGCTCACACCGAGGCTGGCGCCAGCGCATCGGTAACGCCATCCCGAGCGCGACGGCCTGCGCCATCGCGCAAAGCATGATGCGCACGCTTGATGCCTCCGACGCCCACCACCTGCTGCTCTCAGCCTCGGCCCGCTGGGTCGCCCCACTTGAGGAGGCCACATGGTAGAGCGCGTCTATCTGGCAGGCCGCATGGCGCTCGGAGATCGCGCGCCTGCACAGCCCGAAGACATAGGCCTGATCGCCATCTTCCTCTTTCTCGTCCTTGCTTTGAGCTTAGGCCAGCAGGCCTGGCCTGCCTGGCCCAGCGCGCGAGCCCGCTCAAGTCCTCTAGGCCAGCTCGATCTCACCGATCCATCACCCTATCCTGCCAAGGAGCACGCCATGACTCAAGAGATCACCGAAGCCCCACAAGAGACGCCCCAGCTCGATCCCAACGCCTGCCATCTCTGCAAGGAGGTGTTCGGTGCAGATGGTCCCAGCTCAAGCCTCACCTTCGAAAAGGCTGGGCCAGAGGGCAGCGACATCGAAGTGCCGCTCTGCACGGATTGCGCGCTCAACCTTCTGGACGAACTCGCAGAATCCCAAAGGAGAGCGCTATGACCCAAGAACTCACCCCCGAGATCAACGACCGCCTGGTGGTCTGCTCCGACTGCGGCGCCACCATCGACCGCGCTTATGCCCAGCCCTTTCTCGCGATGCAGCAAGAGGGCCAGGTGCTCGATATGCGGCGACGCTTCGTCTGCCTAGATCGGGTCCGATGCAAAGAGCGGGGACCCATCGCCCAGAGCGCCGAGGAACTGCGTGCCGACCTCGAGGCGGCGCAGACCGTCATCGAGGAACTCAAGGCCCAGCTTAAGCAAACTAAAGAAGAGCTCGCGCTCGCACGCCAGGCTCTCCCAACTCAAGAGGCCGCGCGATGACATCACTGGAACGAACCGCCAACACCAGAGGCGTGCTCTTGCAGCTCGCAGACGTGCAAAGAGAGGTGAAGGCCGAAGCGCTCGACTTCACCATGCGCTTCGAGGTCGTGGCCCAGCCGACGCCCCGCCCCACCCCGGAGGCCTTCGAGGTCCAGGCCCTTGACCACATCGCTCAAAGAGCAAGCTGGCATGTGGGAGTTGATGGGCTCTCTTTAGACGAGATGGCTCACGCAGCAACCCTTGAAGCCAACGAGCTGCGCGACATCATCAGACGTGGCGGCAGACCAAGCGCCAGACGCGCCATCGCCCTTGAGCTTGCCCTGGCACGCATGGCTGCACAGTCGTTGGCCGCACATCTCGCGCGCGTTTATGGCCAGCCGAGCGCGCTTGGCGCGATGTATGGAGCCCGCTATGAGTAAGCCGACACCTCAGCGCTGCCGCTCCTGCGGGGCCTCGATCTATTGGGCCACCAGCGACGCCACAGGCCGCGCCATGATCATCGACGCCGAGCCCGTCTCGCACGGCAACGTCCTGCTCACGCTGATGCTCGCCACGGGCAAGCTGAGCGCCCAGGTGCTCGGCAAGGATGCTCAGGTCGAGCCTGGCCGCAACCGATACACCTCTCATCACGCCACATGCCCGAATGCGGACCAACATCGGAGGAGAGCTCGTGGATAGCCCCTATCTGACCGCCGAGGAAGCTGCTGCCTATCTTCGCCTCACCCTGGAGGGACTGCATTATCACATCCGCACAGGCTCGCTTAAGCCTACGGGGAGACGCGGGCAAGGCTGCTACCTCTTTAAGCGCGACACCTTAGATGCCTGGGTCGCCGCTTGCCTTGAAGACACGATCAGAGAGAAAAAGGGACCGACCCCTGACGAGGTCGATCCCTTATCCCAAAGAGGGATTGATGCAAAAGACACAATATCCCGGCGTCGAGATCGATGCCACGGGCAAAATCAAACTCACGGTCACAGCCATGTGCCCACGTACACAGAAACGGCTCTACAAGAGGAAGACGCTCCCCGCAGGGACCCCTCTCGAAGACGCCCACACCATCAAGGAGGAGCTCAAGCGGCAGCTGATCCGAGACGCCGAGGAGCCCACCCGGCCAAGGATTATGCTGGCTGGCTACGCCAAGACGTGGATCGAGGCTAAGATCAAGCGCCTTAAGCCACGCGCGCAGAGCACTTACATCTGCGCGCTGGAGTATCATATCCTGCCCCAGCTTGGAGATATCTACGTCGACGCGTTCATTCGCGCAGATGTAGAGAGCTGGGTCGCGTGGGCAGAAGCCCAGCTCAAGGAGGATGGCACCCCCTACTCATCCCATACGCTCAAAGGCTGGTGGCGCGTCTTAAAGATGTTGCTCCAAGACGCTGCGGCAGACTTCAACATCCCTGATCCCACCTCCCGCGTCAGGCCACCGCAGACCTTCACTAAGCCGAGGCGAGAGAAGATGACGCTCTCAGCGGTGCAGCTGCAGGGCTTGCTCGCGGCGATGGAGCACCTTGATGCCTCAAGGGCGCTCGAAGCTAAGATGTTGGCCTATACAGGGATGCGCGTGGGCGAGCTCTACGCGCTGCATTGGGATGACGTCGAGGGTGAGACGCTTCATGTTCGGCGCTCCGTCAGCCAAGGCCACATCACCACGACAAAGACCGGGGTGGGCAGGATGATCTATCTGCCCGCCGAGCTTCAGCAGCTGCTCTTCGCGCACCGTGCAAGCCTCATCAAGGCGCAGCACATCGGCTTGGAGGCGGGGCTGATCTTCCCTTCAGATCAAGGCACGCCTCGAACGCCCTCCTACCTCTCCAAGCTGCTCAAAGAGGCAGCGCAGCTTGCCCAGATCCCCATCCAAGTCTCGCCGCAGGTCTTGAGGCGCACCTTTAACACGCTGCTGGTGATGGCGGGCGTAGACAGGATCGTCCTGCGCGCCCAGATGGGACACACGACCGAGGCGATGACGGAGCGCTATGCAGGCGTCCCCTTGGAGCGCAAGAAGCAAGCCTTCGAGAAGGTGTTCCAATGAGGCCCGATGTTGCTCTTATGTTGCACCCCAGATCGCGATGTTGCACTTTTCGGGGTGCAACATCACCCAAGAACGACAAAACCCCGCTTAAACAGCGGGGTTTTGTGAAGCCGATAGCCGGACTTGAACCGGCGACCTACGCATTACGAATCTGAGCAAGGCTCACTGCAACATGCCGCTCCCCCGCACTCCGTATAGAAAACACCGCTAAACAGATCGCCCTCGTCAGGGGCCTTTGTGGGAGAGATGTTGCACTTGGTGTTGCACCCTCTTGGGGCGATGTTGCACTTCTGGGGGAGGATTCTAGCAGTCCAGCTTTGGCTGACCTAAAGACTCGCTCATGGACGACTCAGACTCCATGCCAGTTCTTGGACGCGGAGATCCGCAGCCGTCAAGCTGACCTTAAATTGCGTTGCCACAAGCTCAACCAAGGAACGATCCTCACGATCAGAGTCTATTTTTTGGATGAAGTTCCTCACCGCATCTAATGGCATTAAGAAGGCTGCGGCCCACACATTTGCCTGCCATTCAGGGTTTTCAAAGGGCTTCACCTCGGGGTTAGCCATCGTGGCGGTTAGCGTGCTGTCCCGAAACATCTGGCGCCCCCCATTTTGGATGAGCAGCTCATGATGCAAGATTCCATGAGCAAGTTCGTGGGCCGCCGAGAACCTAGCGCGTCCCATATCACGCTTGGCCTGATTGAAGACATCCTCCCTAAGCTGAACACAGATTACATCCTCCTCAGAATCATAGAAGGTCTTCCCCTCAACAGAATCATCAGCCTTAGAAGGGAAGTGTCCCGCCTCTATACGAGGGAGCTGTTTATCCGAGAAGCTGAGCAGGCCAGGCGCGTCGTAGATATGCATCACAGGAATCCAAGAGCCCTCTTCAACTTTCCTTGCAAACAGGGTCTTTGCGAGAGTCTCGGCATCCTTCTGGATTGCTTTGCGCGTCATAGGAGCGGCTATCATTCCCCCCTCCTCTTGCTGCTGGCTTGCGATCATATGTGAGCTCATCAAATCTAACGCCCGCTCCTGAGTGGAAGGCAGCTGATTACGAGATGCTAAGTAGGCGGAGCAGAGTTGAGAGACATCAACTTGTAGAATGTAGGCGAGTTGAGTCACCAGCTCTAAACCGTCCGGCAGAGTTCGTCCCTTCTCCAAATCGTAGATCTGATTTTTTGAGCGTCCCACACGCTCTCCAAGCTCCGCCATTGTGAGCTTGCACTCTTGGCGAGCATCTCGCACCATATCACCAAAGCTATTATTATTCAGCATGTTACCTCCTTAACACATTTTGATCTTCTACCTTAGCACAATCCACAACACCTCCCAACAACAACCGTGATCGTAAAAAAAAACGACTTGATCCAAAAATAAAAAAACCCAGGTCTGATTTTTAGATTGACCATTCAAACCAAAGATCAAACACTAAGGTTGTGGAGGATAAGCCTCCACAAGCTAAGCCCACGATGGGCACCACAAAACCCCTTAGTTATAGGAGGCTCCATGAGCCAGAAGGGAAAAGTTTGGTCTCGAGGACGAGCTGTCCCAGGGCTAGATCCGAAGATGTATCGCAGGGACTCATACGGTCGCGTGATGAACGTCTACCAGTATGGCAACAGACAAAGCGCGTATGGATGGGAGATTGACCATATCCGCCCAGTGTCTAAAGGAGGAGGAAACCACCTCAGCAATCTCCAACCGCTCAACTGGAAGAGCAATGTCAAGAAGAGCAACAGATGAACCCAACGCAGAGAAGCGTGTTGATTGGGTCAACACGCTTCTCATTACCAAAACTGCAGCAGCTCCGGCACATGAACTTCTGTATAGCCATGTGTAGTAAAGAGCTGCTCCTACGTCAATCCGTAAGGATTGAGGAGCATCTATGTCGAAAAAGACAACTCAGTACGATGTCGTCAGATCCAAACCAGGAGAGTGGAGGGTACAAGGTAACAACAACGAGCGCGCCTCATCTATCCACTCGACGCAAAAGGCTGCCACTGAGCATGCGAAAGTGCTCGCCACAAACAAAGGTGCCGAGGTGGCGATCCATGGCGTGAATGGCCAAATCCGAGCAAAACACACTTACGGTAAGCCTGACCCCCATCCACCAAAAGGCTAAGCCACAAGCAGCCTAGGGCTCACCTAGCCCTAGGCTGCACCAAAAGAAAGTTTGTTTGATGGAGTGACGAGGTTGAAAGTATACCATTATGGCAGTGGGAAAAATCTATATTAAAATCTTACGAAGTGTTTCGAGAACTAACTAAACGTAAGAAAGGTTATGTTGAACTGGACTTTCAAAATCGAAGTTTAACGTACACTGAGCAGACTTGACCGTCTTTAAAGGCAAAGTACACTTCACACTTTTTTCTTGAGCCCACAGATCAATAGCATAATTCAACTTCCATTTGGGTGGAAAAAAGGGCTTGGGCAGCTGACCTGTGGGCTTAAAGGACTGCTTAATCCGAGTACGTCCAGAAACACCTTTGGCATCAGGGTGAGACACTCTTGTATATTTCGAAACCTCACAAAACAGGTTTTGAATATCTATAGGCATTAAAGAGCGTCCCCAGAGATTTTCAAACTCTGTGTCACAATACCTATTCATTTCTTGCCGTTGATTCTCAGCAAGCCACATAATGATGCGTGTGCAATCTAAAGCACTAGAAACCCCGAAACACTTCGCAACTCCATCAAGAGCTCCAGGGCCAGGCACAACAAACTCGGACTCGTCATGGTCTGTTATAGGACTATAATTAATATCTATCGTATATTGAAAAGCAAGAAACGGGCCAAATGTAGGCACCTCCAAAAGGAGCTCATACATCCCTTTAAGAGAAGAGCTCATTGAGAGCTTCCGTGGGAGCTTATCCTTTAACATTTTTTGAATGAGAGCGAGGTGCATCTCGTGCTTCACTCCTCCAGCCTTTCCTCCAGATGGCATAATATATGCTCCAGAGTATATTGACGCACCACGCGCTCGAAGAAGGCTGAGATATCGCGAGCAACGTGCAAAATCAAAGTTGCTGGCCTCGGGTAGACCAAGCTCATCGACCAAGGCCTGCCAAGTCTCAATCTTGTTAAAGATTTTAAAAAGCATGACGCGCAAAAATAGCGTTTCATCGCTCGCATGAGGGTCTGCGTAAATCATTTTTACTAGGAACTGGCTGACTCGATCCGATGCTCGGTAGACGTTAGTAAATTTGTATTTTGAGAGAATAGGGTCATCACTCCAAGGGCCTTTATGGCCCTCCAGACGCTTCATATAAATTTCTTGGCGCTTTGCAGCAAACTGCCAAAAAGTCGGATAAACATCTGTCGGAGTGGGAAGTCGTGTCATTATTCAGCCATTTTTGAGCGAATGTTTTAATTGTCAGGACTGGTTAAAGATCGCATTGCGATTAAATTTAACCTTGACAATCCTATCTGCATTAGATCTTAGAGCATGTCTTACAAAAACAACAAGGGCATTAATAAACTCCTCGCCACTTAGCTGGTCGCTCCTTTTTTCCTGTTGCACGCCCCTAGCCCAGTCTGGCATCCTCGGCTCAACCAAAATCCAAACACCCCTCAGGGGGGAACCCGACCTGACATCCACATGGAGACGTCATGGAGCTAATTGAGCAGCTGCGTGCGATCGCTGAGCGCCTTCAGGAGCAACGCGAGTTCATCAAGACGGAAGAGGCGACGAAGATGGCCTCGGTGATGCCCGTCATCCAAACGCTGGGCTATAACGTCTTTGATCCGCGCGAGGTGGTGCCTGAGTTCACTGCTGATGTGGGCACCAAGAAGGGCGAGAAGGTCGACTACGCGATCATGAAGGATGGCAAGCCCGTGATGCTCATCGAGTGCAAGACGCTCGGCAGCAAGCTCACCGTGGAGAACGCCAGCCAGCTCTTTCGCTACTTCTCGGTCGTCCCCACCGCCAGGCTCGCCATCTTGACCGATGGGCAGCGCTACCAGTTCTACTCCGACATCGATGCGCCCAACATCATGGACCATCGCCCTTTCATGGAGCTGGACCTGCTCGCGCTCGATGAGCACGTCGTCCTAGAGCTCGTCAAGCGCCTCACACGTAAGGACTTCGACATCGAAGGCGTCATCGACGCCGCGAGCAACCTGCGCTACACCCGCGAGATCAAGGCCGTCTTCGCCAAGCAGCTCACCGAGCCCGATGACGACTTCATCAAGTACTTCGTCACTCACATCTACAGCGGCAGCGTCACCCAGAAGGTCCGTGAGCGCTTTGCCCCTGTCGTGACGAGCGCGCTTAACCAATACATCCGCGAGCGCATCAGCAACCGCCTCAACGCCGCCCTGGCCCAAGAGGACGAGTCGCAAAGTCCCGCAGCAGCTTCTGTTGTCGAGGAGGCGCCCGAGGCTGAGGACAACGGCATCGTCACCACCGAGGAGGAGCTCGAGGCCTTTCGCATCATCAAGGCCATCGTGCGCCCCGACGTCTCACTCGACCGCCTGGAGCTGCGCGACGCCAAGAGCTACTGCAACGTGCTGCTCGACCAAAGCAACCGTAAGCCTCTCGTGCGCCTCTACTTCAACACCGCCAATAAGAGCCTCGGAATCTTCTCGATGGAGGGGGATGAGCGCGTCGAGAACAAGGTCAGCATCGAAGGCCTTGATGACGTCTATACGCACGCTGAGGCGATTCGTGCAGGGCTGAGAAGCTATCTGGGGGATGAGGGCAGCAAGGCCGAAGAAGAGCCTGCGCATCAGGAAGAACAATAAACCATCAGGGGGAGTGTCGAGCTCTAGCTTTGTTGCCTGCACGCATGGTGGACGACGTCATCGTCCACGAGCTGGCTCATTAGCTTGAGTTCAACCACACCCCCGCATTCTGGAACCACGTGGCCCGCGTCCTGCCTGATTACGACCATCGCAAAGACTGGATGGCGCAACATGGCTCGGGGTGGATCGGGTGGATTACGGATTAGGGGGTTGGTGTGAGCGTGACACGAGGGTAGACAAAAGCGGCATGAGATCAGACACTTAGGGTGCTTAAATCCTAAAACAAAGGTCTGAGTCATGCCGCTTCATCCATTGTGCGAAATCCTGCCCCTGTTGACAAGCCTGCAACCGAACTTGCTTACTCCTGGCCCTCATACAGCTGACGCTTTTGCCGCATTCGAGCACATGATCCACGCGCTTTTTCGCCGCCTAGCCGACCTCTTCGTTGCGACCTTTTTGCACGTCCTCTTGAGCCAAACTTCCTTCCAAACTCAGGCCGTTGCGGCAAAAAAGAACACGGGTAGTTTCCGAGAGCGTGGCCACCGCCAAACCCAAGTTCAGCTCCTGGGCGGTGGGGTGACGACGCTCACAGTTCGAGCGCTCAAGAGCAAACCACAGGGACCTCGACGGCGCAAAGCGAGGCGGGGTAAGGGCCAAGGCTATCAGCTCATGCCTGCTTTGGAGGCGCTTGGCTTGGTCAAAAGATGTTCTCCTGCCACATGGCAAGCGGCTTGGGGTGAATGTGCGGCGGCTGAATCCTTTGAGGCGGCCCAAGCGGTGCTTAAGCGCAGAGGGCTAGACCTCTCGATCTCGCGCTTGCATCGGCTCTTTGAGGCGCTTGGCCACCGCGCCTTAAACGCCCGTCAAGAGGCGCTCGACCAAGACCATCTCGAAGTGGCCTCGGTGCAAGGTCGGCGCGTGGTCATCCAAATGGATGGAGGGCGTTGCCGTCAGCGCTGCCCCCATCAAGGACGCAAAAAATCAAATGGATACAGGGACTTTGAAGCGCCATGGGTGGAGCCGCGTCAGCTGGTCATCTATGTCTTGGATGACCAAGGCAAGCTCGACCGCACGTGGGGAAAAATCGCTGATGCTCAAATCGCAGATGCCCCAGACTTTATCGAGTTTTTAGAGCTTTATGCGCGCCAACTCAAACTGGAGCAGGCAGATGAAGTGCTCTTAGTGGCTGATGGGCAATATTGGCAGTGGGACAGAATGGAGGCGATGCTTGAGCGCCTGGGTGTCGAGTCCGAGCGAATCACGCAAGTGCTCGATATAGGGCACGCGCTAGGCCGACTTGCACAGATCAGCCATGTGCCGCAGTGGCACAAATCACAGCGCACTCGCTTCTATCACCACGGTAAAAAGCTGCTCAAAGCTGGGCGGATCGAGGAGCTTTATGAGCACTGCATGAGTTTAGCCAAAGGAAGACGGGCCAAAGAAATCCGAAGCCTGAGCGAATATTTCGTCAAGCACCAAGCTCGGATGCAGTACGCGACCTTTCGGCAGGAGAACAAGCCGTGTGGCTCAGGGATGGTGGAATCGATGATCAGACAGGTGATCAACATGCGCCTCAAGAGCTGCGGCAAGTTCTGGAAAAAGGAGAACGCGCAGATGATGCTCTGTGCTCGTTCGTGGCTCAAGACAGGGAGGATGGGGCAACTTTGTCAGCTCATGCGAAGACATGGCTTAGACTGGCTTGAATCCTCTCAACCCCACGATTCATGCGGCGCAGCGGCGCTGGCCGCTTGAGCCCCCTAAGCCGTAATGCACCCCCAACAACTCCCTACCACATATTATACTCACCCTCCCCTTAAAACACTTCCAAATCGAGACAGCGCAGCCCTCCCCACATCATCACCGGGTACTCGCCCCCTGAGCCACGTAGCGCACCCCACCGAACTCCCACACGCCTGCCCTGTGCTGGTGCCCAAAGAGCACATCATCTACCCAAGCCCGGCGCTCTAGCAGCTTGCGCAGCTGCACAGCGTCCTCAAGAAGATGCGCCGGATCATGCCAAAGCGGATGATGGTGCAGCAGGATGGTCGTAGGCGCTGGTGTCTGAAGCTCGACCTCAAGGAGCATGAGCTGACGTTGGCCAAGCTCGCCGCGCGCCAGCGGAGGCAACCACTCCCCCTCTTGCCCGGCCTGCGAGTCCAAACCGATGATGCGTCGCCCCGCATGGTGCCAGACGCGCGGCCAGGTGGAGCCCTCCGAGGGCATGCACACCTCGTCATGCCAACGCTCATAACGAGCGCGAGCTTGAGCGCTCCACACGATCCCCTGTGGGCCGCAGTCGTGGTTGCCAGGGACCGCGAGGATAGGGATGCCCGCATCGCGCAGCGGCCTTAAGAGACGCTTGGCCAGCGCGTACTCATGGGCATAGCCGTTCTCGGTGACATCGCCCGTGATGGCCACGGGGCTGCTGTCGAGGTGGCTTGTGGCGACGAGCTGCGCGACGATGAGCTTGAGCTTGTTGGCGTACTCGGGCTTGGCCCCGATATGCAGATCCGAGATGTGCCTCATAGTGTCCCCTTGATCATGTCGATGAGTTCGGCCAGCTTCGCGTCCTCGCCGCGCTGGCCCACGATAAGCTCACCTTGGGCGCAGATCAGATAGATCACGGGCTCACCCAAGATCGTGGCTGCCTGCGAGACGAGCGCTAAGGCGCGTTGGCGCCGATGCACACACTCCTGAGCGCTTGCGTCTTCGGTGGGCAGCGTCGCTTCATCCAAGCTCATAAGTCCTCCTCGGCGCCGCTCCACTCCTCAAGCGTCTCCTCATCGACCTCACGCGCGCCAGGATGCGTGCGATACATCTCTCGCGAAGCCAAGCAACGCCTGGCCTCTCGGGCCTGCTCGCCGCCCTTGCTTAGACCTAGCGCCATGTCGCGATACTCCTCACGCGCGACCTGAGCCTTGAGCAGCTCGGCGCGAAGCCTGGTGATCTCGGCGTCTCGATCGGCCATCGCTGCGCTGACGAGCTCGTCGATGCGCGCTTGCATCTTGTCCTCACGCGCGTGCTTGACTTGAGCCTCTTTGGCTTCGAGCTGCTCTTGGGTTAAGGAGCGACGCTCCCAGCGGCCTCGGATCGCCGTAAAGAGCTTGTCGGCTTGCGCGACCAACACCACCCCCGCAGCGCCGACCCAAGTGCGCCAGTCCGCCCACACGCTAGGGTCTTGGGTGGTGGCTTGCCCGATGATGGGGATGGAGAAGAAGACCAACCCTCCTTTGACCACTGCGATGTCTATCATCGGCGCCTCCCTTCGTCGTAGAGCGCCAACGCGCCAAAGATCAAAGCAGCCAGCCAACACCCACACGCAAAGCCCTGGCGCGTGTCCCAAAAGGAGAGGGTGAGCAGGAACGTCGTCATCATCGCCACGCCATAGAAGAGATAGCGCAAGTGATGCCAAGGCAACGCCCAGGCACACAGCGCCGCCGCGCCGATGCAAGCGCGCACGATGCCCCCTTCTACACCGCTGATCCCCGTGGCCTTAATGAGCGTGGCGTAGGCCACCAAGGTAGGCGGAGGCCACATCCACACCCCGATCACGCCAGAGAGCACCAAAGGCAGCGCGCACGGCCAGATGTAAAAGCGTGACATCACGACTCCTTGGGGCAGACCACATCCCAGTCCAAGGGCGCAGGGTCGATCTTCTTACGGGTGATGTGGTAGTGCCCGATCCAACCCTTGTGCTGAAGCCAGCCAGGGAAGACCTCGGTGATCGGCATCCCGTTCTTGTCCCGAGGGCAGACGCGCGGCAGCCCCGCGCCCTCCTCCATCGCCGCCATCAAGGCCTCGAGCGCCTCGATCTGCTCAGGCCAATACGCAAGCATCCGCATCTTGCGCCCTTGGACCTCCACCTCAAGCTCAGGCCGAGGCCTCGACGAGCGCTCAAAGGCGCGCAAGGCCGGGCTGTTTAAGTCCACCCCTAACGCTACCTTGTTCGTGCGCGAGCCCGCGTGGATGCACACGGAGGTGATGGGGTCGTGGCATTGGTAGAGCGTGCCGTCCTCATCCACCATGAAGTGTGTCGAGAGCGCTCGCTTCAGCAACACGCGGTGGGTCTGCGCGCTGCTGTTGGTCACGTCATAGTGGATCACCCCGAGGCGCAGGGCCTTCGTGCGCGGCGAGCTCTTCGTTTCCCCCAACCAGCTATACTCCGAGTCCAAATAGGTGCGCGTCTTCACCCCCGTCATCACCACGCGCGGCCCGATGATCACCCACCCCGCCTCGCAATCATCGGCCATACATCGCGAGTACTCGCGCGCCGCGATCGCGCGGATCGTGCGAGGTCCGCATTGACCGTCGTCCTTTAACCCCAGCTCGCGCTGTAAAGCCTGAATGGCAGGCACAAAAAAGGCGCTGTCCACATTGGGTAGCGCCAGGCTTGAGGGGAATCCGCAGGGCGCCAAGATGGGCACCATGCGCAAGTTGTAGTCGTCTATCATCTGCGCCTCCAAAGATTCAGGCTAATGGTCGATAGTCCAGCTGCACGCGACGAATACCGATGGTGGGCAAGGTGCCCGATCCTGTCAGGCGCACGATGAGCGCGAGGCGTCCTCGGTGATCGTCATCCATCGGCGCAGCTGTCACGGCGCGCGACTCGCTCAGGACCGAGGTCGAGACGTTGGGCGGGTAGCTGCTGCCCGACCGCACGATCCCACTGCGCCCATTGGAGTAAGGCAGCCAGTCAAGCGTCTGCCCTACAAAATCGCTGTTTGCGCTGCTGGCAAACGCTGACCCAAAACCGATTCGGTTGTAGCCGCGCGACCCGCTGCCCTGGCGCCCTAGCTCCGCACTGGTATACGCCGTCGATCCACCGGGTGGGTTAGATGGGGATGCAGCGTCAGCGGTGGCATAGTGGTAGAGCGCCAACCCTGCCATCGCATTATCAGCAGGGGAGCCTGTGCTGGTTGTGTTGTCAGCATCCATGTAAAGCTGGGCCGGACCAGACCACAGAAGCCCCGTCAGCCAAACCAAACCGAACGCCCCCACGCCAGCACCAGCGCTGCGCATCGCCGCCATATTGACCACAAGCGCGCCGCTGCTCACGCTGAGCCCAGCCAGCAGCTGAGCCTCTGTAACTCCAGATGATAAGGAGGCATCAAACTCTAGCTCAGGTAAAACTGACAGATTATTGTCCCAACCATAGCGGGTGGGTATTGGTGCCGCGCCAGCAGCTCGCCACCGATCTCGAAATCGTGGGCTTTGCATCAGGGCTCCTCATGGTAAGGGAAGACCTTGAGCGTGAACGCTCCAGCTCCGCTGATGTCTGCGCCTTGGATGCTCGCCGCGATGCGGCCAAATCCCTCCACATCCAGCGGGGAGAGCACCCCCGTCAGGCCATTAACCTCCACCTCATCCAAGAACACCCACTCCTCGCCATCCCACAGATGGAGCGTGAAGGTCGTGGCCCCCTCCACCGTGTTCTTCCACACGAGGTTGACGGTCTTAAAGCCTTCGATGTGCGCCCCGTCTGTGGACAGCGCAGGAGCGGCGACATCGACGGTCACAGCATCGATCAGCTTGGCAGGCACTTGAGAAGCTGGCGATGACAAGATGACGGCCACCGCCGCCTGATCCTCTTGGCGGGTCCAGCGCACCGCAGAGACAAACTTATCCCACAGCGTCGTGAGCATAGGGGTCCTCCTGGTTGTAGATTGAGCTTATTCAGCGCGCACTTTGGCCGCGCCAACAGAAGACGGCGAGAGCGTGGTCGCGGTGGTGCTCGTCAGGGCCGCGCCAGCAAGCACACCACCATGCACATGAGCTGCGAAGGCCGTTTCAAGCTCCTCAAACCGCGCCTCCACGTCTTCAGCTAGCGCGACCTTCTTGGTCGCCGCCTCGCTTCCAAGCCTCACATCGGGCGCGCTGACAATGATCCTCGCGCCAGGCCCCGTCGCCTCAATGAGCACAGTGCCGTCAGGCTGGGGTTGAATCGTCACCAGGTCCTCACCGACCCTCAAGCGCACGCTCTTGAGCCCGCCGAGCTCGACGTGCCCAGCGTGGCGCGCCAAGTCCGCGCGCAGCCACGCGGTGAGCTCAGGCGCACGATCCCAGAGCACCCCAAACCAAGCTGGCCGCGCAGGCAACCCATCTCGCCCCATCGTCGCCAGCCGAGCGCCCACAGGAGGCACCACATCTAGCAGCGGTGGCAAGATCGCCAGCGCGCGATCAAGCGCGCCATCTTGTAACCACTCAGGCACGAGCTGCACGCGGCGCATCGCGTCGCCGGCAGCGCTCACCGTCGCCGCATAGAAGCCAGGTCGACGCTCACGCAGCTCGCGGCGCAGGTCTTCGATCGCATCCCAAAGGCCCATGACACACCCTAAGCAAAGTCGGATAAGAGGTTATCGTCCAGATCGACGATGCGATATTGGCAGTAGGCTGGGACCACGAGCGCGAGCAGCTGGCGCAGCTCGGCGGGCGCGATCGATCCTGCGACGATGGCGATCTCATAGCGCCAAGCAGTATCAGCCCCTGGGCCAACGACCTCGGGCGCGCCGACCTTGGTGATCCCCACGATAAAGGCGCCTGGCTGCAACACCCTGACCTGCGCGCTCACCCCGCCGAGCGCTTGAGCCCATCGCTCGATCTCGTCACGCCGCCCTTTCCCAAACCATCCTTGGATCGCCGCAGCGATCAAGGCGCGTTGGGCCGTTGTGCTCAGCTGCTCAAGCGGAGGTAAGCCCACCACCTCCCCAAGCCAAGGCAGCCAGGCCGCCGGTGCGAGCGAGGGGTCCATATAGTAAAACGCGGCGCCAACTCGCGCGCGCCAGTCTTCAAGAGGCTGCGCGATGGCCTGGACGAGCTTAAGCGCTAAACCTTGACGCAACCAAGGAGGCACGAGGCGCAGAAAGTAAGACATGATCGACCTCTCAGGCAGTAACACGCTCAGAGCGCGACTAGGCTCAACGCGCCAGGAGTGCCATAGCCCTCGCCCCAATGAAGCAAGCCAAACGCATCGGTCAGCTCTCCAGCCACACCAGGGGCGACCACAACCAGCGCCGCCGCAGCGCTCCACGCCGCGCCGTAGTCATCGCTGATGCGCACCAAGATGGAGCCCACACGTCGAACCCCCTCCACGCGAGCCAACAAGACCACCAGGTCATTCTCATAGAGGCTCGCGCCCCACTCCCATGACGCAGCGTCCAGATAGCCAGCCAAAGCCGCTTCAACTTGAGGCTTAATCCCCGCCAAGGTGTATCCAGCATCAATGGCGAGCTCGACCTCGGAGACCCAGATCAGCCGAACCGGATGCTGATAGGCCCGCACCACCAAGCCTGGCGGCGCACGTTGGAGCAGCTCCTCTTGCACGGTGGTCATCAAGCCTGAAGAGGGCGTCTCATTGAGATCCGTAGCCAAGCACCCCACGACGACCGCACCAGCCCCCATCTCTAGCTCTAGGATGTCATTGAGATAGAGCGCACCCAAGAGCTTTGCCCGCGTGATTCCATCGACGCGCGATGCGAGCTCGGCGCCATCTTCGAGCGTCACGAAGCGATCCCCAAGGTTCCGAATCGCTGCAGGAGCCCGCGCCAGCGCCGCGTCTACGGTCTCGGCGTCTTGCCCACCAAAGGCAGCGGCGAGGTTCGTCACAGCGCCGATCCCTGCGATCGGCTGGGTCAGATAAGCAAGCGCCCCAGCAGCCACGTTGCCTGCTGCGCCAGCGCTCACAGCCGTCGCGTTCACGGTCGCGCTGCCCCCTGCAGCTGGGACAACGATAGTCGCGTCCGTAGCGAACTCTTGCGCGGCGATCCCAAACCCCGAGCGCACGAGCGTCCCCGCAGGGACCGAGATCGGCGAGAGGGTCCCATCAGCGCTCGTGATGGTGAGCTCGACCGAAGCAGGAGTTGAGGGCTCAGGCTCAATCCCCACAAGGTTGAGCAGCGCGATCCACATGACACGAGGGAGCTGGTTCATCTTGTAGAGCAGGAGGCCATAGAACGCGCCGCACGCCTCAATGAGCTTGACCACTAGGCTGGAGGGGTTTCGATCCGAGAGCTCAGGCGGCAGCGCGTCGATCACATCAGCGACGACCTGCTCCTCATCGCGACTATCAAGCTGAGGATAGGGGATCGGCATGGTTACACCTTGCGGTAGAAGGGGAAGATGCGGTTGAGCTCACGCTGCTCACCGATGGGCACGATGAGCACGCGCAGCCACAGCGTTGAGGTCGCCGGATCATCTCGCACGATCTCCACGGTGATGTCTTGAGCTCTAGGCTCACTGCGCTCAACCGCCCGACCCACAGCCCAAGCGATATCTTCAGAGTTTGCGATAGGGTCGTAGGCCTGGAGCGGCAACCCATAGAGCGGATCAAGCGCGCAGACCCCTTGAGGACATGACAAGATCGCCTCGACGCTCTCCCACAAGCGTGCCTCTCCCTGACTTTGAGCGAGGCGCCCCGCTCCATCTTCGCTCAGAGGAAACGCGAGGCCCGCGCCAAAGAGCTCCAGCTCGCTGCTCATGTCGCCTCCACGCCGCTGTTATAGAGGGTCATCGTACATCCCAAGGTCGCGAGATCGACCTCATAGCCGTCCACGATCCACACACCGCTAAAACGCTCGCCATAGCCGACGACCTCTAAACCTTGCCCTAGCCTCAAGCCTTGTGGCAGACGCGCCAACGTAGCTTGAGCCTCAAAGCGTCGGCGCCGCCTCGCCGCCGCGACCCGCTTCAAATCGAGCGGCTTATCATCATCGAAGCTCTCCTCACCCTCGGCCTGGCCCGAAGGCATCGCCAAGACAGCGCGCCCCTGAGCTTCACCAAGATCCTCCCCGACGACCTCGCCAGCGCGGCTCTTGAGCTTGCCTGTCTTGCTCGGAAGGGGGCGGCTCACGTCAAAGCGAAGCTGGGTGAGCTGTCCATCGCCATAAGCAAGCCTCAGCGCAGCGGGCGCATCCTCGTTGCCCAACGAGCGAAGCACCAAACGCTCCCCCTCCACTTCCACAGTATGGCCAGACCAACTCGCGACGCGCTCAAGCATCTCCCAATCGGTCTCGCCATGCTGGAGGATGCTCGCGAAGCGGGTCAACGAGGCATCGGCGTCGGCCTGGCTGATATCAAGCGTCAGCTCCTCTTCTTTGGCCAAGTCAGCAGCGAGTCGAGCGAGCGTGAGGTTGGTGAGGTTGCGGGCGCGCTGGACACGCCTGAGCCTCACGCTTCGATCTGCGGCCATGAGTTCAAGGCGTCCATCGCTCTCCCAAGAGAGCTGCGCGACACGCCCAGTAAAGAGCAGCTCAGGCGTGCCAAAGCCTGCCCACACCTCGACGCGTTCTTGAGCGAAGGGCAGCGGGAAGGTGTCGCGCAGCTCACCTCGAGGATCGATGAAGGAGAGCTGCGCGCTGGAGGCGCGCTTGCCATGAGCTCTCCGCACTCGCCCCCCGCTTATTTGTCCATCGCCCCACGCAAAGCGACGCTCACCGATCAAGACCTCAACCTGCGACTTCATTGAGCCACCTCCACGGGCGCCAAGAGCGCCTCACGCGCTGACCCTGGAGCCAAGCGCACCGAGAGCTCGCGCGCCAACCACATCACAAGCCAGACATCACGGTCGATCACCAAAGCGATGCGAGCCCCACCACTTGCGCTCACGAGCTCCAGCGTCGCGCGCGGCGCGAAGTCCCCATCTTCAAGCGACGTCGCTGGCCCCCACTGCGACTCTCCAGGCGCTCTAAACTCCAGCGTATAGCTGCCAAAGCCCCCATCCTCGACGCGCAGCGCGCCATCCCCCACCAAGTCTCCAGCGACCAGCGCGAGCTCAAGCTCAACGTCCAAGACGTCGCTTAAGACAAGCTCTTCCTCCCCTGACTCATCCAAGCGAGCCACGGCGGTGAACATCGGGAGCGCGGACGAGTACTCACGCCCTTCAAGCTCAAAGCCGTCCTCAACATCTGAGGCATCAAGCACCTCACGCCAGCGCCTCCACTCCCCCAACGCTTGGTGGGTGAGCGCGAAGATCGTCGCGCCCTGGATAATCGGCACAGCTCGCACACGAGGCCGCTCTTGCTGACGCGCTTCCCCGAGCCGCTCAAAAGGGCTCTCAGATGGACGAGTCATCAGCGTGCTCCAGGAGCTTTAGGGTTACACATGATCGAGACGTTCACTTGGGCAACGCGCGCCCAACCTTGAGGCGTTGTCACGCGACGCTCGACGCTGACGCGTGTGAGCTGGCCTCGGTACTCGTGAGCGCCAAGCTGCAAGATCACCAGATAGGGCTCACCAGTAAGTCGATCCAGCGTGTGCACATAGAGCTCAAGAGGCCTGAGCGCAGCGAGCTCAAGACGCTCAGCATCCTCTGAGCTGGCGAGCCACTCAAAGCTCATCTCTTGGGGCATGTTGCCACGCCAATCTGAGGCATCTTGATCCACCCCAAGCGCCCCCCGAGGCATCCATTGTGCGCTCTGCTCAGTTGTCCAGCCAGGCGGGTTGTAGGGCAGCACCAGCGCAAACGAGCTGCCATCGCCTTTAAGAAATCGGAAGGTCGCCTGATACGACGTCGGCTCCACAGGGCGTTGAGCGCCTTGAGGTCCTCTCAAGGCGTCTCGTACAGCTGCCTCGGCGCTGCTCAAGAGGTTCCGTACATTGACCGCCATCATCACCCTCCTGGCGAGGTTTGAGCGCTCTCACGCTCCAGATCACGCAACAGTCGCTTCATCATCACCTCCAGCTCATCAGGACGCATCTGCGCCGCGTTGATCTGGATGGTGAAGGTCTTGCGCGCTGCCTCCGTCTGCTGCTTGACCCCTGTGAGCAAGCTTTGGCCAAACGCCTGAAGCTCAGGCAGCCCAAATCGCTGAGTAGGTCCTGCGGTTGAGGTGTTAAGCGCGCGAGCACGAGCTGCTGCAGCTTCTCCTTTCTGGCGAAGACGCGCCTCCTCAGCGATGAGCTTTTGGCCTTGCTCGCTCTGGGAGAAGCGATCACCGAAGCGACGGGTCAAGCGCGCATTGCCCTTCTTTAACCTTTGATAGCGATCAAACTCCTCTCCAGCCAAGCCGCCCGCGAACTGAAGGCTCCCATCCTTCCCCACGCTTGCTTCAACGCCATGTCGCATCAGCTCCTTGTTGACGCGGCTCATAAAGTCTTTGCGCCCCTTGCCCTGACCTTCACGGCCAAACTCGGTGAGCAGCGATCCCTTGGCGCGATCAAAGAGCCCCAAGCCCATCATCGTGTTCACATCGCCTAACCGCGAGCGGCGCTCGCGGTTGACGCTCTCGCTAAGCGGCGCGGTGAGATCCTTCAAAGCGTAGGCTCGCCGCTTCTGATTCACCTCTTTTTGGGCCTTCTCGGCCTCTTTCGCGCGTCGCTCAAAGCCCTTGATCGCCTCGGATGAGCCCTTGGTGACCTTCCCTAACATGTAGAGCTGAGCGCCTAAGAAGGCTGCCCCACCAGCGAGCACCAGGGTGGGGCCTGCGCCAAGAGCTCCAACCACCCCCTTGCTGGCGATGGAGCCAAGCAGGCCCCGGCCGCCCTGTACAGCCGCGCCGCCTCCAGCTGCTTTGCCAGCACCTCCTAACGCCTCGCCAAGAGGTCCGGAGAGCCCTCCAGGCCCTCCCCAGTTGACTACGAACACGGGCGTCGCCCCCGAGGCAGCTGCGCCGAGCGCCCCCGCCGCACCTCCGGCGCCTCGACGACCAAAGAGCGCGCGGCGTCCACCCGCCAAGGCCGCCTGACCTAACGCTCCTCCAGTGAGCTTGTTCGCCACCAGCGCCGTGCCAGCGACCCCGAGCATCGTCTTGTTCTCACCGATGAAGCTGCGCGCTTGGTTGATCGCGCCTGGCAAGGATCGCAGCAGCTTGACCGACGAGCGCGCCATATCAGCAGTGAAGACCGAGAGCTCCTTGAGATCCTGCTTGAACTTGGGGTCTGTCTGGAGCTTGGCGAAGTCGGCGCTGACCTCATCAATCCCTCGCTTTAAGACCTCAAAGGCTGGTTCACCTGCGATCCTCAAGGTGTTGGCGATGTTGTCCTTAAGCGTCGAGACCTTGCCCGTAAACGTTTGAGAGAGCGCCGCGACGACATCGCGACCTCCTGTCATCTTAGCCAGTTGCTCCTCAACCCCGCGCAGCGCAGCGCGGCCTAATGTCTCGCCAGCCTTCTTGCTCTTCTTAATATCATTAACTTTGAGCTTGATGCCGAACTCTTTCATCCGCTCAAATTCGTTCGTCTCCGCGTCGAGGAGCGCTTCGACCGCGTCTGTAAGCGTCTTAGATGGTGAGATCGACTTGAGCTGCGAGGCGACCTTGAGCAGACGCATGTTCTCGTCAACATTGTCGCCTGTCAGACGCAACAAACGCCGCGACCCCTCAATGAGTTCGCTCTCCCCAAAGGGCGTCTCAGCGGCGTATTTGCGCACTCTGCGAATGGCCTCGGCGGCCTTATCCGCGTCCCCGATCATGGTGCGAAAGGTCACCATCTGGGCTTCTAGTGAGGCGTTGGAGCCGATCATCACATCGAAGATGGTCTTCCCTGCGCCTGCGGTCGCGAAGCCCAATGTGAGAGACTTCAGGCTCGCGACCTGCCCCAAGATGCCCCCCATCCCCGAGCCTAATCGGCCCAGCGAGTGACCTACACGGTCGTAAGCGCTCTCAAGGCGTTGCGCACCGCTCACGCCAGCACGAAGGCCATCAAGCTGGGCGCGACTAGCCTGACGCGCTTGATTAGTAAGCGCAGAGAGCTTGCTCGCGAAGTTACCGATCATGCGAGGCTTAATGAGGATCTCAGCTTCAGCCATGATCTGACTCCGTATGGTCGCTCAAGAAGGTGGGGTGGAGAGCTGTTGAGCTAAAAGCGCCGCTTCGTGCCAGAAGCTACGCTCACGCGCGGACATCTTGAGGAGCTCAGCCACGCTGATGCCGCTGGCCCGAGCGAGCAAGATCAGCTCGGCGCGAGATTGGATGGCGGCTCGACCTCGGTCGCTTTTTTTTCCTCATCGCTCAGATAGTCATCCGCCTCTAACTGGTGGAGCGCAGCGACGAGCTGGGCGACGTCTTGGCGCTTCATCCCGCGCAGGTGGTCGATGGTGATGGGGCGCACCTGTCCTAGTCGGATCAAGCACTGAGCTAAGAGCGCGAGCTCATAAAACGAGTCGCTCGCCCCCTCAAAGTTGCCGCGTGCTTTCGCGGCTTCGCAAAGACCTGCGGCCTTGATCTCATCATCCATCACCGGAGCGCGAAGCTCAGCTTCCTTGTGAGCTTGGCCTTGGGTGTCGATGTATCCAAACTTTAACTTCACGAGCATGGTGTTCTCCGTGTTCAGGATCTTTGGTTGAAGCCGGATTAAGCGGCGCTCATGGACTCAGGTTGCACGACGAGCTCGATCATCGCGTTATCTGAGCTGCCACGCCCGACATCTGGGTGTTTGAAGCTGACCTTGGCGCAAGCGTAATAGGTCGTCGGAACCACACCAGGTAGCGGCACACCTCGCGCGTCCACAGGTTGACAGACCAGCGTCAGGCGCCGACGAATGCCGCGACCCCAGCTCTGAGCCCAAGTCAGCAGCGGCTTATCCGTGATGGGATCATGAGGCTTGCTCAAGGTGACCTGCTCGACGGTCACTGGCCCCATCACGTTGACAGGGATGTTGCTGCCTCCTGGGAAGACCTGCGTCACCTCGTTCTGCGACGTGCCACCTGTCTTGGTGGTGAAGAAGACCGTAGGGATCTCCAAGAACCACACGCGCATATCGTGCGTGGTATAAAATGCGTTCATCAGCAGCTCCTGATGGTTGTGGGTCTGATCGTTTCAACGCGTTCTAAGGCGCGCCCTGCTTGGGCAGGGCGCTATGAGGGCTAGACTTCGGACTGCTTGGCCAGCTCGATAAAGATCGTCTCGGCGGTCCCTGCGGGACGGAACCAAGCGCGCACCCTCACGTTGCCCTGCTCTCGATCGCTGGCTGAGAGCATCGTCTCATCACACTGGATGTCGAAGCTATGCTGGGCGGGATCGGCCTGTTCGCTCTCGGGAGGCAGGTCTCCACGAAACGCGCGGGCGCGATGGAGATCCACCAACACCGCGCGCAGCGACTGGCGCACTTGGGTGAAGAAGAGTCCATCGGCGATGTCGTAGGTCATCGCGTCAAGCAACGCCTGGAACGTGTCACCGATGAGGCACCACAGATACGCGGCGTGGAGGTAGCGCCACGCCGTATCAGCGGTCGCTGTCCTCGCGCCCCAGACCCGCGCCCCGCTGCCATTGCGATCCCAGATGGGGTTGATCCCATTGGCGATCAAGAGCTCCGCGACGCCTTCGTCCACGAGCGGCTGACCACCAGCGCCCGTCTCCAGCGAGCCGCTGATCACGAAGTCTGAGCCTGCGGGAGCTTTACCTGGCCCCTTCTGCTCCACGACGCTCGCCCACAGCGCGGCGAGCTCTCCCACCAATGGGATCGCCTCCTGGCGATCGGCAAAGCTGTTCTTAGCCACCCGACGCGGGTAGTAGTACGCCGCGTTAAACGCGTCCACGTTCGTCGTCCTGTCCGTGATCGCTGTGGCGCTAGAAGCCCCTGCCGCGCTTGTGGCGAGCCACATGCGGAAGAAGGCCTCCGTCTGGGCCTTGAGTTCGGTCTTCACCGTCGCATCGCTGTCGAGGTCAGGCGCGCAGACAAAGCCTCGACCATAGAGACGACGCCGAAACGCCTTCAGGCCCGTCTTGGCGCTGCCGCTGTCCGTACCCACGATGAAGGCCGCCGCTGGCGCGTTGTCATCCACACCACCTTCGCCGCTGGTGTAGGTGAACGTCCCTGCCGCGGGGAGATTGTTAGGTGAGGCGGTGGCAGAGTTCAGGTTGACCAGCTCAATGTAAGCGCTGCCGTCATTGACGCGCGCCAAACCTTGCACAGTGAGCGTGATGTTATCCCAGACCTCTAACGTCACAGACGCTGAGGTTTGGACCGTGATCTTGAACGTCCCAGCCTGAGCGCCGTCGGCCACCACGAGCTTATAGCCTTCGATCCATGCGCCAGGCCCTTTTGCCTTCACGCGCAACGTATCCACGGGCGCGCCAGCACGATCCTCAAGGTCAAGCTGCGCCGTCGCGGCGTTCTCACCGACGATGCGCAGCACCCACGCGCGCCGACCTCCGGCCTCAAAGAAGCGCTTGAGGACCTCGTAGCCCATCGACGCCCGCGTCCCATCTGCGAAGCGCGTCGCTTGCCCAAACGCCTGCTCAAAGCCTGCCATAGAGGTGACCAGCGTAGGCACATGAGCGGGGCCTCGTTCGGCCAAGAGCGCGATAAAGAGCGAGTCTGCCAACGCCGAAGGCGCAGGCAGAGGTCCGGCAGTAGCGCGTGTAATGAACGCGCCGATCCTGTTTCCCATCTGATTGTCTCCTCATGTTTACATCAACATGCAGCCGATGGGCTGCATATCCGTTGATCGTTTAGCCCACCGTCACATCGTGCGTGCGTTCAGGCTCATAGCTGTCTTCCTCGCCAGCTTCATCAAGAGCCCGCAGACTCCAGAGCACGTGCTGCCAAGCGCCGCTCGCTTGCTCATCAAGCACCTCCTCATGACGCACAGTGAGCTGGATCAAGGCTCGCGCCCACCCACCTTCTGTCTTGGGATAGCGCACGTCTGCGAGCTCCGTGCCCGCTGAGACATCACGAGCGTGAGCTCGTGGACTCGATTCTCCGTCAAGCTGGCAAAGCAGCGTGGGGTTTTGGGCGAGCTTGGTCAGCACGATATGAACGAAGGCCTCCCGCGAGCTCGACTCTTCTTGGCCAGGCCCGCGTCGTTGACGAGGCGCCGAGAGCTGAAGATCAAGCACAAGCGTCGAGAACACCTCGGCGATTAGCCGAGGTTGCTGACGATGCGTCCATTGATAGCGCGCGCCGACCTCCTCAATGCGGATGGAGGGGAGCTGCGACTCGGCCAACATCTCAGACAAGATATGCTGACGATCCACCGTCTTGACGCCTGGGATCTCTTGCAACACTGCCTTGAGCGCGCGCAACATCTGCTCACGCGCGCTCGTGCGTGGAAAATCACCCATGCTTAACCTCCGATCCTTTGTGCGATCCTCTCCGCGATGAGCGCAACGGCGCCCTCAAGCTCACGCGCGCTGAACCCAAACCAAGGGCGCGCAGGCATCTTGGCGGTGCCCTTATGAAGCCACATGGCACGCGTGGCGAGTCGCGCATCGCTGAAGTAGACGACCGAGCGCCCATCCTCGATGCGATAGAGGACGCTCGCGAGCAGCACGCCCGTATCGCTCAAGGACACAACGCTAGAGTGTCCTCGTCTAGCTTTGTCCTGCTGTGTTGAAGTCGCGTAGGAAGCGAAGGGGCGCCCTTCGAGATCACGACCGCTGCTCGTGCGCACGATCATCCTCGTGACGAGCAAGCTAGTTGCGGCGCCAAGCTCCCCGCTGCGCACCTCAAGATCGCGCTCAAGCTGATCGGCGAGCTGCGCGACAGCGCTTGTGTCGAGCTCAAAGCCGATCATCACATGACCTCAAGGTGTTTAGCGGCGCTCAAAGCGATGGAAACCGTGATGACGTCGCTCATCTTGAGCGCTCGCGACGCCATCAGCGTCACGGTCGATCGCGAGCCCGGCAGCCACCAAACGCGCGAGCTCCTCTTTATAGGCGCGATGGTAGACCATGCGCTTATGGTCCCAAGCATCTTCTTTCATGCGCATCAAGTCCATGCACACGAGCTCCATAACACGATAGATCGCCGCTCGGGTGAGCTGGTCATCAGCGCCGCCCGTAGCTGCCTCGGGATTGGTCACGCTCACGATGTCGGCGTCATCGACCTCGAGGACGTTGAGGACACCAGCGGGGACGTTATAGACTTCACCCACATGCTCGGCCTGCGCCTCTACCTCGCCGCTCTCATCAGCGCCGAGGATGAGCTGGGCCTGCGTCACGAAGACCGTATCGCCGTGAAGCTGCTCGTCAGGATGCTTGGTCCGCACGCGAGCTCCAGCCGTCACGGTGGCGCCGCCAGCACCCGCCACGAAGCGCAAGCTCACCGAAGCGCGCTTGCTCCAAGAGACGAGCTGCTCGCTCTCTCGGCGAAAGTAGCCATGAGCAGCCAAGTCACGGCGCAGGTCCGAGGCCGCGCGCAGGTGCTTGCGCGTATAGTCGCGGTCGTCATGCAAAAACAGCTGGCCGTCTTCTTCGGCCAGCTGCGCGTCGTTGCTGTATTGCTCCATGTCGGCTTACCTCTTTCGTCGAACATCTACAAAGGTGACCAGATGCGGCCAGAGCTCTTCGCGAAGCAGCTCGACCAAAACAGGGCCATCTTCAGGCCGCACCAGCTCTAAGACCCCATCTCGGTGGGCAACATGCCCCTGAAGCAGCGCTAACACTGCCTGCGTGGTGTCTTGGAGGCGGACATTGTTGGGGAGCTCACGCGCTGAAGACGGAAGGTCGTACATGCCGAGCACTTCTAGGATGTTAAGGCAAGCAGCCTTCGTCATGGGATCTGGAACATCCAAACCCAGTGCTGAGCTGCCCTTGAAGTAGGCAGCGATGAGCTGGCGCAAAAGCTGCTCAAAATCAGGGGGCATGACGTTTCAACCTTTGCACTTCCCGCTGGAGGTCGTCGCGATACAACTCGTCAACAAAATCAATCACATCGTCTTCGCTAGCGCCACCAAAGAGCGAGGTCAAACCCAGACGTTGCCTGAGAGCATCTTCCATTTGATGCGCAGTGACCTCCTCATCGAGCATGGCGTCGTAAAGACCATCCCACATCTTTGCATCAACGAACTCTTGATAGGCTAAAGCAAAGCCGTTTAGCCGATCTGCAGCGAAAGAAGCATGAGTGAGCTCATGGACGACGAGAGCTGCGCTCAGCTTTTCCTTATTGACGAAGGAGGTCGTCGCTGAAGTGACACCAGCTACTTCCATAGCGTTAGCTGAGAAGCCCAAGCGGCTCAACTGCTTACTATAATCCGTAGGCGCCAACACACGCAGCTTAATATCACCTTGAGAGAGCTGGTCGGCGATGATGTTGAAGCGATCATTGGGGTTCTGACTTAAGCTAACAAAAAGACTTACAAAATCCTGGATAGTAGGCTCAACACCTCGATCTATGAAGTCTTGATCCCAAGCCGATAGCTCATCGTCGCTGGCATCAAAGAAGGCCTTTTTATCAATTGCGAGAAAAGATGGTACAGGCGCTGCGAAGCCGCGCCAATGGTGCCTACACCCCCACCCACCACAGCGCGTCATCACGTCTAGGCCTTGGCCATTATCGAGCGCGTTGATCTCCTGACGTGAGAAGACCTTGCCTACTTTGGCGCGGCAGAACGGGCGGTTGCGCGTGTCCGACGGACCAAGATAGATGAAGCGCTCAAGGCCGAGCTCGTGGCTTAGCTGTTCGTGCGTCTCACGAGCATAGATCATCGGCACTTCTTGAAGCGCTTGAGCGACGCGATGCTTTGTCGTCTCCAACGACTTCTTGGCCAGCTCGGCCACGTCTTCAGAGCGCGTCCACATCGCGCGCTGCAAGAAGTTCTGCGTGGTGCTGACATGCTTGATGATCGAGGCGCGCAGCTGCTGAATCGCGTCAACTCCAGCAGGGCTGAGCTCAAGCATGTTGAGCCCGAGCAAGGCGGCCTCTCCAGCGCCGACGCGCTGGAGTACGCCCGACATCTGTGCGAGCAACGGGGTGAGGTCTTGAAGGCCAGGGGCGAGCTGCTCACCGCTACTCTCTAGCCACTGAAGGGACTGGACTTGCCATGTCTTATGAAGCAGCACCCAGCTTCGTTGAAGCCGTTGGAGTTCTTGCGTGATCAGCTCATCTTGAGCCCGTGACCTCTCTAACAGACTGGCGAGCTGCGCGGTCTGAGGAGGGGTCACGGGCATTTAGAGCTCTTTAGCGGGTCTTCTTCTCGGGGGTCTTTTTATCCGCTTCAGCGGGCTCGGGAGGCGGCTCCGAGCGCGAATATCGGCCGGTCTCCAAGAGGCGCTCTGCTTGGTCGGCGTTCACCGAGACCACGCGCCCATGACGATTCTTGAGGTGGATGATCTGCTCGGCCATCTTGAGGCCCTCCTTTGGTATCTTCTGCTTGTGTGAGTGGGATGCTTAGTCGCTATAATGCGATGCCTCGCCCTGAGAGAACTAAGACAAGGACTAAGACAACTGTTTAGCGCACCCATGCACCAAAGCGGCGCCTGGGGTGTCGTCCACCTTGGACTCGACGAAGACAGCGACCTCAGACCAGGGACAGGCGCTCATGTTGAAGGCCCCCACCGCGCCCGCTGCGACATCAGCAGCTGCTGGCGAGGCGATATCCACCCAGTCGCTCGCGCCGCCTTGGGCGTCTTTGACACGACCTCGCAGCTTAGCGGTCAGGGTGTTGGCACCCGTGTTCTTGACGGTGTACTGGACGCTGTTCTTGCCGCTGGTATCGAGCAAGCTCTCAGGGACAATCGCATAGTCGTTTGTGGTGGCTTGAGCTGCGCTTTGGGCGGCTGTCGCTTGAGGGAGCTGCGCCTTCACGAGGCGGTTGCTCAAGGATTCAGATGCCATAAGACACCTCCAATGAAGCCCCGCGAACGGGGGTAAATATTAGACAGACCAACGAAAGGTGATACAAACCTGCATCACCTCGCCGCTGAGAGGACTAAAAAAACTAAGACAGAACCTCGACCGCCAGGCGGTCTTCGTCGATGGCCTTGACCCCATAGAGGCAGTCGATGACGTGCTTGGTCTTGAGGTGGTCCGAGTCCCACTGGCGCGTGTAGCGCAAGGCGATGTTCAGCTCAGGGTCCACCATCACCACGCCGATCGCGCCCGAGCCCTGCTCAGGAATAGGCATGGGGCGAGTGACGAGCATGAAGGCGTCAGGGTGAAGGGCGATGTTGTGTTGGGTGGCTCCTGTCGTGGACACGAGCTGCGACATCATCACATCGAAGCCATGCACGCGACCGATGGTCCCCTCGCGAAGCGTCGCGCCGCCATCACCGCGCGCGTCGGCGCGGCTGAACTTGTCCAGCTCCAAGATGTCAACCTCGGCTGCTGGTGAGACCACCAGCAGCCGGTTCATCATGGGGCAGCGCAGCTCGTTGAGCTTTTGGCGGGCAGCGAGGATGGCGGCCTCATCAAGCCCAGCGCCTCCTGTGCCGACCTCATCAGCGATCTCGCTGTACAGCGCCATGAGCTTGGCCTCGATCGACTCGGCCAGCTTCATCGCGGCGTCGCCAGCGTAGTCAAGGCCTTGGCGGATCGCCTTGGCGCTAGCCACATCCTCAGCGTGCCACGCGACATACTCATGCGTGTCAAGCACGACGGGGATCTTGGTGTTGTTGGGGGTGTCGGGCGTCACAGCGGTGTTTGATGCCTTGGTGCGCACAGTCAAGGCGCCACGCTTGACGACGTTGACCGTATCACCGTACTCCGCCACAGCCTCATCGCCGTCGCGACGCACATAGCGCCCGAGCACCAAGTTTGCTTTGAGGTGACCGATCGCTCTGGCAAGCCAGAGCTTGGGGATCGCGTCGGCGGCCTCGGTGACTGTAATGTTTGCCATCTTTTGAGCTCCTCTTGGTCGATGCGCGGTCTAGGTCGCCGCGACTTGCGATGTGGTTTCTCATGCGCCCCTGGCGATGCAGGGGCAGCGAGCGCTTATCCAGTCTTGCTGTGCGCTGCGATGATCTGGGCTTCGTACTTGGCGATCTCGGCAGGGTTATTGCTAGCCAAGACCTTCTTCAAATCTACGGCCAAGGACGCGCCTCCAGCAGCTTGCCCTCCGGCCCCAGCACCAGGCGCCGCGCGCACAAAGTGGGCGTTCTTGGCGAGAAAGTCGTTCACGAGCTCGGCGACGCTCAAGGCGTTGCCCTTGCCATCAGTCGCGGGCTTGCCATCGGGGCCGAGCACGACTAAAGCCCCTTGCTCATCGACCTTCACGCGGCTTGAGAGCAAAAGCGCGAGCTGATCAGGAGCGACTGCGCCTGCGGTCGAGGCATGGGCGATGATCTCTCGCTGCGCGCGCTCGGCGTGCATCTGAGTCATCGTGGACAGGTGTTTGCCCTCAAGCTCCTTGAGCTGGCGGGTGAGCTCCGCCTCGCGCTCCTCGCGCTTCTTTTGCTCCGTCTCATAGAGCGTCTTGAACTGGTTTTGCTCCGCGAGCCGCGCTCGCTCAGCCTCCTCGGCCTTGGCCTGAGCTTCGCTTTGTTGCTTGCGTTGCTGCTCTAAAGACTCCCATGACTCAAAACCCAAGGACTTGAGCTTCTTGGCAGTCTGCTCGCGCTCGCGCGCTAGACGTTGCTCGATGATGCGATCGATCTCGGATTGGTCGGGCTTGTTTGCCGCGTCAGGAGCCTGGCTTTGTGTCGTGTCATCCGCCATAATATGCCTCATGTGTCACACCGCTGGAGGGGGTGCATCCATCCATGCTTAACCTCTAAAAAAGCCGCCCGACGCGCAGCATGTGGACGCGTCGGGCGGCTAGGGCGACAAGCGGAGTGAGCCTGACGCCAAGGATGATTTCGTGCTGTGTGGTGGCCTTTGTGCCTAGCCTTGATGCCGTAAGGCGTGTTCCCCGCACACGCGGGGCTGAACCGATAGATCGCATCATTTCCCCGTGGTGGTGCGGCATTCCCCGCACGCGCGAGGCCGAACCTTGCTAGAGCCGCCACCTGCCGTCTCTAACGCCACGTTCCCCACAGGCGGGGCTAAACCGAAGAGCCGCGTAGACCACACCACAGGTCTACGCGGCCAGACCGCACCACCATGGAGGTTAATATGATGATGCGATCTATCTTGTCAGCAGCGCTGTTGAGCGCGCTTATCTTGAGTCTTGTGGCCTGCGAAGGCCCTGCGGGGAAAGCAGGGGCCGCTGGCGCATCTGGTGAAGCTGGTATGACTGGCCCTCAAGGTCCACAAGGTGAGCCAGGCCCGCAAGGCCCGCAAGGCGAACAAGGGCCACCAGGCCCTGCTGGCACTGTAGAACTTCCCCCTCGATGGGTTTTGCGCGATGCCAACGGCGAGCTCGTGCGGGCTGAGGTGGAGCCCGTCTATGTCACGCCGAACGAGAGCGATGATCTTGGTGACTTTGGAGTGCGAGCCGCGCCTGTCTGCGTCCACGTCACTAAGCTCGGTGATGAGCTATGGCCAGAAGGGCTTATCTACGACCTCTCCACCGGGCAGCTTTCGGCAGAATGTACGCCATACGCCAACATTGGAGAGATTGCGTACACAACGTCGGACTGTACTGGGAGAGCTTACACAGCCAGAAGCAGCCAACGCACTCAGCTCGTCCGCCGCGTCAGTGAAGGTGTAAGGGGTCTTTACGGACCAAAAGAGACCCTTCCGGCAGGTACACAGCTTTATGGTGGCAGTCCATGCCAAGCGGGAGGAATGCCGTTCACCGAAGAAGCGAAGTTGTGGCCCTGGCGAGAGATTCCGGCCAAATACGCAGATATCTTAAGCGCCTCACCTTACAGCTTAACCATAGAATGATCACCAAACGGCGACAGTCAGAAAATACTCATCAAACTGGCCAAGACCGCCTTGATCCCTAAGTCGTCGCCACGGAGTAGCCTCTGCTTCGTCATAAACATACGGGAGCAGCTCGACTCGATCATCCCAAACAGCGCGAACTCGGGCGTTGAGAGGGAGGCCATTACCCCATCCCTCAAAGCTAGCTTGGATAATGCCTTGGATGTTGGCTCCATCCAACGCGGTGAGCACATAGCTTGTAGTATCGCTCGGATTAACCGCCAAGCCGCTGGTTACGTTGTAGCTCACCTCGTCGTTAAAAGTGAAAGTTGGACCAATGCCAACAGGTAACGCCTTCATTCGGTAGAGCATTTTAGGCGTGTTCTGGAGGTAGAGGGACTGATCGAGCGGGGCCTGCGCGCGCCTTGTGGCGTCGCGTGGCGCACCGTGCAGCCTGAGCACGTCTGTTTGGAGGATCGCGTTGCCCGCTGCCGCGTGATCATGACGGATGACGTGCAGATCAGCGCTCTCCGTTGGAGCTTCTAGCTTGCCTTGAGCGCCGACGGTGAACTCGGTGTTGAGGTTGATCTTCTGAGCGTGGCCATCGGAGTCCACGCCGTCGTGCTTGTGGCCGCCATCGGTGACATATGCCTTATTGCACCATTCAGCGGTCATCACGGTGAGACCGTTGATGAAGGTTGTCTTTGGCATGAGAGCTCCATGTGGTGTGAGTGTGGAACTTCCACACGACGAAAGGGACGCTTTAGGTCTCCGGCACTCGATGGTAGCGGTTAAGCTGCAAGAGCTTGTCGCTGAAGCTGTCAACAAGTCCGGCTGACAGATCACGCAAGGTCTCAACGGTGGCAACGCCGACAAGGAGGTAGCCTTCAACCGTTGGTGGGGTGGACTCTTTTGGGGTGAGGCGATACGCGACCACAAGCGCGTCGATCACGTCGCCGTCTTCGAGTTCTTGTGCTAAGTCCCGCAGGTCTTGAGCCATCCTTGAGCGTGCCTGTTGATCATTCTCCGCCATCAATACCTCTCCATCAAAAGCCAAGCCCTGTGTTCTCAGGTACAGCTGCGGTCATCACGTCTTGAACGAGCTCCTCAAGGCGCTCGGGGCTGACGCGAGAGCCAAGGTACGCTCGCGTGATCGCCGCCCAGGCCTCCCTCGTCGCCAGCCCCGGAATGTTGAGGCTGGCGAACTTCAACGCGTGGCTAAGCTCGGCCTCAAGGTCTGCGGGGTCAAAGCTGGTGGGGTACTCACGATCTGCCTCGCCAGACTCAGCCATCCAAGCTAAGGCCAGGTTATCAACCTCAGCCTCAAGGCGCGCCATGCGCTGCCCGAACTTGGACAAGAGCGCGTCCTTATCCATCGTGATGTAGCTCAGCGCCACGCCGCTCGACATCACATGCTTGATGTCATCGTTGACGCGCCCCATCCCTGACAAAATGCGGATCTGCGCCTCGGTCTTGTCAATCTCCGCGCGAATCGCGCTGATCTGACCCACATCTGGCGATAAGTAGTAGGGCGTCGCCTTGACCTCATCGTGAAAGGGCAACGTCCCGCTCACAGACCAGTTGACCTGCTCAAGCGCGTCCCACGTCGAGCGCGGCACGGCTAGGATCGAGAAGACATGCTGATAGATCTGCTCGTCGATGAGGCTCACGAGGTTGGTCAAGCGCCTGTTCATCGGCGCCAGGTCGGTGAGCGCGCCTTGGGCCACAGGCTCGACGCCCATCCTCGCGCCCCAGAACGCGAACGCCACGGGCACGCGCCCACAAGGGTGCGTTCCTTCGTCGATCTTGAGCTTCTGCCAGGCGCCATCTTCGCCCTTGACGAGCTCCACAAGCTCCCACGAGTCACGGGTCCAGATGCGAACATGCTCTGCGGGTTGCTCACTGCTTAGGCTCAACGGCTCGCGCTCAAGATCCACGCGCTCTCGGATGGCGACCCAGATGAGCTGCCCGCGTCGATCCACGCGCCAGTCAATGATGTCCTCGGTGCTCACCAGATAGGCGTAAGGTCTGCGCCCTGCGGCGCGCTCCTGAGCTCGTGTGAGCGCTTGGCCGCCGTCAGGATCAAGACGATCCACGACAACGGCCACGCGCCCGCCGCGTTGCACCAGCTGCGCCGCGCGCTCATAGAACTCATCCGCCGGCGTCGCGAGCAGATCCATGTCTGCCCATAAAGCGTCGAGGGTCGCGACCGTGCTCGTGCGGGGGATCGGCTCTCGATAGAGGTGCGCGGCGTAAGTGTCGATCACCGAGCGCGTGTGGTTGGGGTGGATCGCGCGGCTGAGCCTCGCCTCGAAGTCCACTTGACGCTCTTTGGTGTGACGCGCCAAGTAACGCTCAAGATAAGGCGCACCTCCCTCATAGCAGAGTCGGTACTCGGTCCAGGCGTCGAGCTGTTGGCTATAAAGCGGGTGCGTGATCAAGGCAGTCCTCAACGGATCATCGGTATGGGCTTGTTTCAACGCTCAGCCCATGTGACATGAGCTGCAAAAGACTTCTAGCGTACCATCGGCGTGGGCTTGAACTTGAGCTTCGGCGGCGAGCCCGTGAGGTAGTTGAACCCGCCGCTTATGGCGTCCACGACGTCATCATGAGAGGCATAAGGGAAGTCTTCGACCTGATCGAGCGCGGCTGCCACTTGAGGACCTGAGACGACATGCACGCGGTGGTGTCCAACTTGCGCCGCGAACGGCAGCGCCGCCGTGAGCTTGTCGGTGTGGATAGGGACGCCATCCACATCAAAGCCAGCGAGCTCTTTGACGTAAGAGGAGATCTGCCCCTTCCCGGCCTGGCCAGGATCTTTAAACATGCGGACGGGGATAAAGCGCCCGTCCTCCTCGGCGGTGCGCCGGACCAGGGACAAGACATCGTCAGGGCCGCAGCGCGCCATGCGAATATCGCGTATCCAGACACGACGATCTTGATCAAGGCCCAGGCGCACGCCGACGGTCCAGTCGGGATCGGGGTTCTCGGCTGATGGTTCTGTCGCCGCTAAGTCCCAGAAGCGAACCTCGTGGGTGAGCTGCCCCACATCTTGAGGCTCGACCATCCGCAGCAGCTCCCGCTTAAAGAGCTCGCCCTTCTTCGCGGCCGTCCAATCTCCATGCCTGAGCTTGGCGCGAAGGATCGGCGGCAGCTCGTCGAGCATCTGCTCATACTCCTCCTGAGCGATGGAGGGGTTATCTTCGAGCCTAGACGGCAGATAAGCTCTTGATGTCGAGGGCGGCGTATCCACGAACCTAGCTTTGACCCACGCATAACCAGGGCCAACGGGGTTCGTCGTCGCGCGCATCCTAAGCGGCACCTGCCCGAGCAGACCCTCTTGAGGCTTTCTTAGGCGACCAAAGAGCTGGCGATAGTCTTCTTCTCGGCGAAACTCCGTCAGCTCCTCGAAGCCGATGAACTGGAACTCTGAGCTCAAATAGCGGAACACATCGCGAGGGCCTTCAAGGTAGCCAAAGGTCAGCGTCGCCCCCTCGGGGCTTGTCCAGGTGCGCTTGCGCTCGTTCCAGGTCGCTCCTGTGCCATCCAACCACACATGAGAGCGTGGGATGAGGCCGCCAGCCAACTCCAGAGCGGGCAGCGTGGTGCGCAAGATCAGCGCGCTGTAACCGGGCACGTCAAAGTACTGAAGCGCGGCCATGAGCAAAGAGCTGCTTTTCCCCCCGCCCACAGCGCCGCCGAACAACAGCTCCTTTTGAGGCGCGACCAAGAACGCCCACTGTGTATCGTGAGGCGTCTGGAGCATGTAGCGGTTGAGTCTCGGCTCCATCAGCGCCGCGAGCTCACTCCTCGGTTCGATATGGGGAGAGGAGGCCATGACGTTCCATCAGCTTGGCGACTCTTAGGGCGCGTTCATTTGCATCTTGGATCGGAGGCGTCGTGCGAGTCTCTCGGTCTTCTTGTTCTTCATCACGACTTCCATAGAGCTGCTGCATCTGAAGACGACGCGCGGTCTTGAAGCCGATCGCGTCTAGGTAGACGCCAGCGGATAAAGCCACCGCCTTCGAGCGGGAGAACAGCACCTTGGCGACATCTTCTTCACGCTCAGTCCCATCCTCAATGGCCTCCTCTAAATCTTCGATCTCTTGGAGACGCTGGCGCCATGTGGCCTTGAGCGCGTCAAGCGCTTCGAGCGAGCCTGCGCGAAAGTGGCTCTCGATCTGCTCGGTGAACAAGACCTCTTGGTAATGTGAGACGAGCTCGTGCCAGCCATCAATGCAGGTGTAGTTGTAGACGGTCTGCACGGCGACATCGACCTCATCAGCGATCGTCCGCCAGCTCTTGCCGCCTGCGCGCAGCTGCGCAGCGCGCAAGTGCCGAGGTGTCCAGCGCTTACCATCTCCCCTTAAAGGGATCTCTCCTCGCTTCTCCACATGCTTACCTTGTGTCCCTACCTTAGTGCTGGGAGGGCTTCTTTTAGAGGACATGACCCCTCGCTTAGCCGCCTGGAGTGCGGCTCATTTTTTTGGGACACTTTGACCACCGGAGACTTTTTGTCGTGTCTCCGCCCATAGCTTAAAGATACATGACCATGCTTCGCGAGCGCGTTGAGCTTGCTGTTCGGCGTCGAGGATAGCCTGCGCACGGTCAGCGCGCGGTCGCGCCTGAGCAGCTTCCATAGAGATGGCTAGCTCAAGATCCTTAGCTAACCCTGGGTCGGCTTTGAGTTCTTGGAGCATTGACCAAAGCTGACGAGCTTGGGGAGATGGACGACCCCCAGCAAAGCCCGCCTGCCTCGCAGCTTCGTTGGCACCAAGCGCTGAGTTGTGAAGACGCAAGCGCACATAAGAGAGCGCCTTGGATGACGTTCCCATCATTCCTCCTGCGAATAGGCGACCCGCACTCGTGGCCCTTGTGCGTTGAGGGTGAGCGCGCGCTCCTCGCTGACGCTTAAGCGACGGAGCTCCAAGGACTCCAGCGCCAACAAGACGACCGTATCAACGAGCTTGACGATGCGAGCCGCGCTGCTCTTGCTCACCTCGGGGACCGCGCGCAAGCTCAAGCGCTCCACGCGCACCGCCCACCACACCCGCCATAGCTCATCAGCGCGCTCGCCCTCTTGAAGCAGCAGCGCGGCCTGAGCGGCGCCCCAGGCGCGCTCAAGGTCGCGGCGCACATCAAGGGCCAAGACCTGTGACGCTCGCATCCCTGGCCGGGGGTTGAGCTGGCATCCGGCCAGGGCCAGCAGCTCGTAGTTCTGGGCTTTGCAGGTGCCAGGGGTGAGCTCGGCTAAGGCTGCGTAGACCTGAGCGGCCTCAGCAGCGCAGCCATAGCTAGAGAGCGGGCTGTCCCAATCTTCAGCGGCGATGTCGTGAGTGGATGCCATAGAACCTTGCCTCCGTAGAAGTGTGACAGGTCACACTTGCAAGTGTGACATCGTCATGCTGATGTGCGTCGATGTAGCCAAAGGCCTTGCTCTCATCGAGCGCGACCATCAGGTCTTGAGAGCCGTCGTCGTAGGTCAGGCTAATCTTCGCCAGCGTCTTCATCCTCACCTGCTGTGTTGATGCGCCTCAAAGAGCGCTTGAGATATTTCGCGAAGGGCAGCGAGCTGGCGCACCACCAGGCCGCCTTGCACGTGGCAGATGGCCTGCCAAAACGCAGGCTCGAAGCCGCGCGCATCCT